ATGCTGAAACGCATCTGCCGCGTTGTCCCCGCCGTCATGTTGCCCCTGACGCTGTCCGCATGCATGGGACTGTCCGTCTATTCACCCACGCGCAACAAGCTCGACGCCCAGGTGGGCAAGAACATCAAGGAACTGCTGCCGGCCTGGCCTCCCGAGACCGGCGCCAAGCCTTTCGTGAACAAGGTGGACGAAGAAACCACGAGCTACACCTACGTCTATGGCTACCACCCCGGCCATTACGAAGGCCGAGGCTATTCCACCAACGGCCCGATGGGCACGACGTATGGGTCCTACAGCGCCTACGTGCCCGAGTACACCGACTGCGCCGTGATCTTCTACACCGACAAGGCCGGCACGGTGCTGCGCTACGACATGAAGACCAACGGCAAGATCAGCTACAACTCGTGCGGCGAATACATCAGCGGATTCAGATTCTGATTGGGCCGCGGCGATTGGATTGAAGTCCGGCGCAGCCAGCCGGACCGGGCATTCCCTCATCAGCATTCACGCAGGCCAATGAGAAAGGGGGTTAGTGATTTTCATCACTAACCCCCTAGGGTATTGCTGGTCGGGACGGCGGGATTCGAACTCGCGACCCCTTGCACCCCATGCAAAGAGGCGAAGTCTAAACCTTTATTTTTCAATTACTTAGCGTGGCGCTCGCTTGCAACCGTGCTCTATTTTGACCATGTGGGGGTGGCTATGTCCCCACGAAAGTCCCCACCGCATCTAGCTGCCCTTTACCCTACTGGCCCCAGGACCTTCAACGTTATCGCTCTCACTTGAGCGTCATTCAAGGAAGGGATGTGTTCCTTAACCAGCTTATCTATGAGATCTAGATTGGCAGGCGCGCTGCCAATTGGTGCCAACCCTTGTTCTGCAATCGCATGCCGAAGGCGAAGTCGCATCGCTTTAGTAATGCCGATGTCGTCACCTTTCTTGTAAAGATCGGGATCCGTAGTGAATTCACGCCAGGAGTCTGCAAGCATGTTGCTCCGTCCGTGCTCGGAACTCCAAGGAGCCCAGGCTGCCGCAGCTGCGATTTTCTTGACCTGCTGCTGCACGTTATCCAACCTCTCTAGCATCAACTCACCTAACGAAACCTCTTGAGTTTTCAGCTGTGCAACCTTGATCGGCCCGAAACTTGAAAGATAGCTAGACTCATCACCACCTTCCGCAGCTTTCTTATACGTAGCGACGACCTTACTTGCCAGTTCAGTTTTAAATTTCTGCACATCGTTATACCTCAAATCTCTACGGTAGATTAGATGAGCGATAGGTCCTATATCGAATGAGAAATCCGTTTGGTCGTCTTTGATCAATACAACAGGCTTATCGAAGGCAACGCGCATCCCCAGTTCGAACATTACGTTGGGATTTCTACCACTGACGTCGCACACTACAATATCGTTCGTATTCAGATTTCGGACGATACTTGCTTGAATGACTGCGGATTCATTGGCGTTGCTCACCATGTCGCACTCAAATTCATACTCACTAATCGATTCGATAGCTTCCTGAATAATCGATCGGACTTCGGCCCAGTGTTGCGGTGGGCAGTTGTCAGTATTTGCGAGTGGCATCACCAAACCACAGACTAGTTTTTTTGAATCCACCGCCGAGGGAGCAGCCGGACTGGAATTAGCTGTGTCTGTCGTAGAGTTGGGAGCGCGGTCGCGAGGCATCTTAGTAATCTCCAAGTTTGCGAGATCGTAACCCATTGAAGCGAAAAAATACCAACACCACATCCCAAGATACCGACGAGGTTGGACTTATACTGGGCCATCCTGTGCCCAGGAATGCGCTATGTGCGGTCGCATCGTACAGAAGTCCGGGCCGCTCGATTACGTCGAGCGCATCTTTCCCAACCCTCGCCGTCTGTTCGATGACCCGGCCGGCCCGCGCTACAACATCCCACCAGGCACGCGTCCGCTGACCATACATCGGCTGGCCGGCGACTTCGAAGTTGATCGGCAGTGGTGGACCTGGCGCCCCAGCGGTTCGAAATACGCCATGAACTGCGCCAGGCTCGACAAGATCCTCGGCAACAAGTGGCCTTGGAAGATGCTGACGGGGCACGGCCGAATTCTGGTGCCCGCCGATGGCTGGTATGAATGGAAGCCCCTGAATGACGAACCCAAGCCGCCGAAGCAACCGTATTTCATCCACTCGGCCGACGGCGCGCCCCTCTACTTCGCGGCCCTGAGCAACTGGCGACCCGGCGCAGACAAGGACGAGGCCCACGGCTTTGCAATCGTCACGAACGACGCCTTGGGCGGCATGGTCGACGTACACGACCGCCGCCCAGTGGCGCTGCCCGCCGATCTGGCCATCCATTGGATGGACCCGGAATTTCCCACCGCCCAGGCGCTTGCGCTGCTGGACCATGGCCTACCGGAAACGGCATTCATCTGGCACCCAGTGCGCCAAGAGGTGGGAAACTCAAAATACCAACTGCCCGACGCCATCGAGCCTGTGCCGCCTACGCAGCCGGCTTGGCCTTGTCGTACAGCGTGATCGCCGCGGCTAAAGACGGTTCCATACCGTGGCGCGTGCCGTTCGCCGCCCACACCTCGTACTGCCAACGGTTCTGCGCAAACACCTTACAGATCGTCCAGCCGCCGGGGCCCGCCCAGTAGTACTCATCCCTTTGCTGCCAGTCCGTCACATCCGCCATGTTCCGTCCCCTAACGGGCAAAATCGGGGCCTAATTGCACCGCTTTGAGGGCGAATTATACTGTATATATGTACAGTATTTTTCAGACAAGATCGTGCAATTCCAGTGCAGCGTCCTCAGGACCCACCACCTCGGCGAACGCCGCCGCGACAACGATCCAGGCCAGCCCGTCTTAGGCACGGTCCGGATGTACTCCATGCTCCATAAGGGCCTGAATCGCCACGTTCCGCGAATGACCATGGACGCGCTGGCGAAGTTCGGCGCCACTGTGCCTAGCGCCATCCCCGATCTGCTGGAACCTCAACTCCTGACCTTCGCGTCTGACCGCGGCATGATGGTGGTGGGGTTCGAAGAAATTGCCGGTGTGCGCTACTACCAGGGATGGTGGATGCAATGGATCACCGAGCGAATCTGACGTCACCACGAAGCCAATGACCGGATAGGTTTATCACGCTCGCGACGCACATTCCGGCCGCCGCAGATCATTCGCCCCAGCCCCCTCACGGGTTGGGGCGTTTTCGTCTAAGCTGGCGCCACGCTGCGGGAAAATGAGGCTGGGCTGTGGGTGCGGCCGTGAATGCTAATAGCTTCGCGCCTCGTTAGAGGCGCGAAGCCTAGCCCCTTTCAAACCTCTGTTAAAGGCAATTCCAGGGTATTCCCACGCTTCGGCATTGCTGCATCTACCATTTTTACGAAGCGCGCCCAGCCATAGCCATTTTGAAGCGCCACACGCTGGAACATCACGAGTGTGTGCATATGCTGAGCGAGCATGGGATCACCAATATCTTGGGTTAAGTGCTGATGCAATTTAGCTACACGATTGCCCTTTTCATCTTTCGGCAACCGTCTTTCGAGTTCAGGTAGCAACCCTGGCGCTAGCCTTTCGAATACCAAGTCGCGGGTATAGGTCCCCACAACGCTATAGCGGTTTTTGCTCATGCCAGGCCATGGCCATCCACGAAGCTTGTAGATGTTCTCGTAGAACTCATCGGGGAATTTCTTAACCCAGGCGGCCAATTCTTTGCTAATTATCTTTTCAAGGTAGGCCTGAAGCGCGTCTTGAGGCCTGACTTCTTGATACCCAGTCACCTCGTCGACCAGTGCGATGATCCCGATCGTCGCAAACCCGTGTTGAAGAATAGCCGCACGCTCGGCCACCCTTTTTAGCCGTTTGTCGAGCGCACCGGACTGATCCGCCGCGATAATCGCGGCACAAATGTCGGGAAGAATTGTGGCGTCATACCCGTCGGCTGGGTTCCCCCCATGCGGTGGAACGAAGCGAATTGGAGAATTTGCGCGCGCGATCAAGTCTTTGATTAATATGCCTTTTTTCTCCAATCTAGCCAGAAATTCGGCAATTCTACGCGCGCCAGTATGTCCGCCCCCTTGCGAGAGGCCTATCCCCTGTTGGAGACCACGTTGAGCCAACACACGCCGGCCATCCTCAAGCACGTAGCAAGTGATTTCGATGTCACCAATCACCAGAGGCTTATCTGCGGCTCCATGCGTGGCCCTTGGCAACTTCTTGATCTCCGCTCCAAGGCGGCCAATTTCGCTAAGCCTCTCGGGGGAAGCATTTATCGCCCGCTGGATCCCCCCTTTGGCTCTGCCGGTCACCTTGGTATCAGTCGAACTCATGTAGGTTCCTTTTTAAAAAGTACCTACATTCTCACCACCAGCCACCTGCAATGCAAGCACTTTTTTAAAAATACCTACTTATATTGCGGAGACAGATTCCACCGGGTGCTTTTGTGTTGCCATGTGAGACCTAGGTAAACAGCCACCTCCGGGTGGCTTCTCATTTGGGCCACGCCTCAACCACCGCCCGGGCGACCGGTGCCACCAGGAAAGTTGAGGCCAACTACAAAGAAGAGGCACTTGGTCCTAGATTGCGCAACACCGAACGGAGGGGCGAGACACGAAGAGTAGTCTTAGTCGCATGCACCCCTGGCCCTTCGACACCATCACGCCCGAGCGCTGGGCGCCCCTTCCGGATGAAGACAAGGAAACGATCGAGGCATTGACCGCCAAGTTCATTGCCGCGGTGGGCGCGCCAGCGCCAAGTTGATACTCGCGCGCCGGCCTCCGATGACCGCCGCTACCCCGCTCGCCGGTGAGCTTTCTCGTACTCCGCGATCACGGCCACGGCGAAATTCAGCGGTGCCTGCATCGAGGCCAACATCTGCCGCACGGCTTCAATAGGATCAGTCATTGATTGCGCAACCCGCTCCGCCGGCGCAGCAGCAGCAGCAGCAGGTTTACGGATCAAAGCTACCCCGCGGGGCAACCGTCCTCGCCGCGCCGAGTTCTTCACCGGCTGCAGGCCGGCAGTAGGTAGATAGGCCACCTCCGGCGCCTGGGACGCTTGAGCGAATTTTGAGCCGGTGCTAACTTCCATTTGTGATTCTTCCTTCCTACAGGGCTTGTCACAGACCTAACGCCTCGCTGGTTGCTGCCAGCGGGGCGTTTCCTATTGGGTCCGCGAGATCAGTATGCCCACCTGGCCCGAAGAGCCAAATTCTTTGTGCGACTTTTTGGTCTCTAACGAGACTGTTCTCATGAGCATCGCCACCTTGGATGATGTAGATGTGCGGTGTGCTCACCAGGGCCAAGCCGCGCCTCATGCGACATCCTCTTTCCTCAGCAGCGGCAGCACGGCAGACGACCACTTCACCTGCTGGATCGGCACGCCGGAACCATGCTTCTTGCCGGTGTCATAGATGCGCGCGAAGTCATCCCAGCTATCGCTGGTCACCTCGAGCACCGGTGGGCACGGCTGGGCCAGGTTGGTCGGCAGGGCCTTGGACGCTTGGGCCTATCAGGTCGGCGTGAAGCTGTCGTTCATCAGACCAGGCAAGCCCGTGGAGAATGCATACATCGACAGCTTCAACGGAGAATTCCGCGATGAATGCCTGAATGAGCATTGGTTCATGTCGCTGCGCCAAGCCAAATCCTTGATCGAAGACTGGTGCGTCGAGTACAACACCGAACGTCCGCATAGCGCGCTGGGATACTTAACGCCAGAGCAGTTTGCTCAGGCGCATCGGCAACAACGGTTTTTAACCCTGGACTCTATGTCGGTGCCGTACTAAGTCTGGGAGCATGTCACGCTCACTCAGCGATAGCTTAATATCGAATAACAATTACGGCTCCACAGGACATCGCATGTTGTACACACTGGGAAAGCGTCTGGAACGAATGCTATTTTTTGGCACTCTGTTTTCGGCCATTTGTACTGCAATTTTATTTTTCACACTCTCTGTCGACAGCGCGCGGACTAAGGCCCTTCAGGAGGGGCTAGCATACCTGCCCAGCTGTTTTGATAAAAAGCTAATCGACAACATGGAGGTGGAATTTAAAAAAATGTCTAAACCACCAAAGTCATTTGAGAAATTTTTCTATACAAAATATTTAAAAGATTGCCTACTTTCGACAAATGCCCCTCAAGGGCTGGTATATAGTGGCGCCTATAAACAAATTGAGAGCAGAATCGATGAGTTGAACACTGAACCACCAAAGACGTTGATTGACAACCTCAAAGCGTGGTCTGAGTCCATTCTTACGCAACCTACGAGATTTTACGACTTTGAAATTCCTTCCAAATTAGCGCTTGAAATCAGCGGAAACAAAATCACATCATCATTCACGGCAGCATTAGCTCTTTTAAAACTCTTCATGGGCCCTATATTATTTTTTTGGGTGACCGGTCTTTTCTGTACACGAAACAACGAATTGCACCTAGCCCGAAGCAGTCCACACTACGCAGCCCCTTTTCCACACATACTCAATACATTCCCGTTGGTATCTGATACCCCACGTAAGAAGAAGGGCTCTACGTTACGCTCTTTCTCTTATACGCATGCGGCAATAAGGGGAATTGTCATATTCACGTTAATGATATGCACTGTTGGCACGTATGTTGCGACTTTGTTCATATCAGCATTTAACGACCCAGATCCGATCTTTCCCATAGGCGCTCTGATGGCAGCTTTTTTTCTCATTTTTCCTGCCATCGGCTGTATCGTCCAAGAATTTGCAAAGCCAGCAATTGATATTGTCTTTTTCGACAGAAGCCATGGACCTGGGTCTTACCCGGGTTAAGGCCTATGAACTCCATTTCACATTCGGCAAATTTTTTGCCATAGCACGTTAGTTTCTAGCACCTGACGTCGAATGTTGGCTGGAGTGAGATCTACTTCCGCAATCGATGCAAAGTAGATCGGTCGCGCATAGTCACAATACTCAACCCCCACGCGAGCCCGACCTACGCACCCAGCCAGACTTAAGGCGATCAGTAATAGCATCATCATCCTTGCGGGCCACGTCGTCCTGTACATTGCGCACCTCCTGGCGAGCCTGCGCCGCCTGTTCGTTGATTTGGTCGTTACGCTCGCGGCGCTCATCCACCCGGCCAGCGCTGCGCCCGCGCAGGTGGGCCAGCGCCACCGCAGCTATCGCCGCCAGGGCGGCGATCACGTAGCCCCAAATGCGTTGTAAGAATGCGGGCATAGTCAGACCTCCACTGCGGCCATAGCCTGGGCATACAGCGCCGGCCAGGTCTGCGGGTGCGGCTTGCCGGGGCGCCAGGTGCGCAGATACAGCTCCCACGCCGCGTTCGTCTCGCCGACCGGCGGTAGCGCTTTCGGATCGGTCCAAAGCAGCAGCCGCGCGACGCCGGCGGCCAGCACGTCGTCATACTCGAGCGCGGCATAGATCGCATCCGGGTCGCACGCCACGCTGCGGGCCTTGCACAGCACCGCCAGGTGGCCCTTGCTCGCTGGGTGCAGGCATACGCCCCAGACGCCCCCACGGCTCGCACGCGAACCCTTCTCGAATTGCCAGAAACCGCGCGCCGGCCCGCCGATCTGTCGCCGGTGCACGAACCGGCTTTCCTGCTGGCCAATGGTCAGCAACATGACGCGCGCCGCTGGCGTATCCATCCGCGCCGGCAGCAACGCCAGCGCCGGATCGATTGCACGCTCCACAATGACTGTCAGATCCATGCTCACCTCTCCCCGCCAGTCCGGCGCCAGGGCAATAGGGCCAGCACCTCTTTCACCCAAGCCACCACCCCAATTTCCCGAATGCGCGACATCCACTGCATATAGGCACCCAGCACCCACCAGGCCGGCAGGCCCGCGAGCAACATGCTCGGCCCGAGGACATAGAACCTGGCCAGCGCCAGGTCGTCACCGTCGGCACCGTGCCGGGCAAGCCAGGTCATGACCTCCATCAAACTGGGCTTCCAGGTGAGGACAGCAACGGCCAACGCTGGCCCGAAAATGAACGAGCAGGCCACCGTGCATATCGAACGCACGGCGAACTCCCTTGAGGTCTTGGGCGGCATGATCAGCAGCCCGAGGATGGCGGCCAGCGCGGCAGGCGCGCCGTAGGCCAGCGCCACCTTCACCGCGGCGCCGCCGCCAAAGCCGGCAGATGTGGGTTCCATGCAGAAATTCCTTTGATGGGGTCGCATTGCTGCCTCCCGGATGGACGAAAAAAAGACCGCCGAGGCGGTCTATGTGCGATGCGGATGCGGGCGCCGGGTCAGCGCTGGGGCAGCCAGGCCGGCGCCACCGGACGCAGATCTGTCGCCGGGAAGCCCTCCGTCTCCGGCCACTCTCGCAGCGCCTGGCGGTACGCCTGCAGCTCCTGGTACTGTTCGGTGCTCAACGTGGTGCTGACCCCTTCTTCGACCTGGTCTCGGTGGCGCTGTACCAAGGAATCTGTGGCATCCAACTGCGCCCCACGCCAGGAGCGCTCAGTAGCGGCCAATTGTTCGGGCGTCGGCGGATCCGGCTCCTTTGTCATCGGTTCGCCGTCAGACCCTGCGCAGAAAACACGCCCTTGCAGGTGTTCGGAATACAGTTGCTCGTACCGCTCGGCGGTGACGGCGACGGCGTCTTCCGGCCATCCCTGAGGGCTGGCCTCGTACACGCCACGCAAGCTGTCCGGATAGAACGCCAACCGGCTGGGCGAGAAATGGTAGGTGGTCATCAGTATCCCCAGACTTCCCAGCAGATCAACGAGGCCCTATCAGCAGGGTTCGGCAAGTAGGCCCGCGAGTCTGCGCCCACCCCATTGCGGACGAGCGCAACGGCGTTACCGGCCGCGATCAACCCAACGCCAGCGTCTTGCGTTACGAGGAATCGCTCTGCATGCGTGGCGTTTCCGCCCAAGCACATACTCGGAAAGGCGATGGGGTACGTCACCCAGGCTTCCGAATCGTAGGGAATCCTCGAAACGCCCCACTGCCGGATAAATCCGGTATCGCCACAGCGCCACCAGCCCGCCGCGCCGAATTGGGCCGTGGAACGTCCTCTCGTAGCGGCATATGCGTCTACCGCAGCACGCACAGAACCCGCAACATGAGCGGTAGTGGCGAGCCGGGTGCTGTTGTCCGTCAACGCCGGCGTCGGTGCGGTGGGCGTACCTGTGAACGCTGGGCCGTCCAGTTCGGCAACCTTGTGCCATGGCCCCCAGCCAGCCGCCAGGCTCACTCTCATCCGCCACCATCGGGTAGCCCCAGCTCCCCAATGGATAAATTCCTGAAAAACCAGTGACGCCCACGCTCGTACGCGCAGCAGTGCCTCGCCGGTCCAGCCGGGCGGCGTGTTGGGCGCGGGAGCATGGATGTAGAAATCGTTCGACTCGGTGTATGTGTTCAGGTCACTACCGGCTGTGGCGCTCCGCATGTTGGGGTAGCGGCTGTTGATTTCGGGGACTCTTCGGTCACTGTCCAGTGGTGCGGCGCCGATGTCGGCCAGCACTTGACCGGACGTTTTGGAGGTCATGGTGGCCGTGCCATTGCCGACCAGGTAGTTGCCCGGTGGGATCCAGTTCTGGCCAGTGCCACCATGGATCGGCGCCAGAACACCTTCGGCCATGTTCATGCTCACGCTGGTTACATCCAGCGCCAGGTTGGCCGAACCATCGAAGGGCTTTGCCACGGCGGTGGCGCCGCCGCTGATCGAAATACTGCGCGGCGTTTCCCACTTAGCTGCTGCACCGACCGTCATAGCTGGCGCCTTTTCCGGCAGACGGTCCGCCGGCACAGTGCCAGCGGTCAGCCTCGAAGCGTTGAGGTTCTGGAAAGCATAGGAGATCGCATCGCTGCCCGGCGCCGTGAGCGCCCGGCCCGTCAGCGTGGCCACGGCCTCCAGGTGCCGATAGATCCAGGTCAGCTTTTGATCGGTGATCTGCTGCACCGCGTTGAATTGCTCCACCGACGGCGGCAACGAACCGATGTACGCCCAGCCGGTGCCGTACTGCGCAGCGGAGATGCGATCCGTGGTGCCGTTCTGCGCCCAGGTCGCCTTGAAAAGCTCGAAGAAATTGTTTTCAGCCATCAGTGAATTTCCCGCGCCAGCACGCCGGCGCCAAAACCGTAGAAACCCTGCTCGCGAAAGCCAAATGGCCGTTCCGTCGAGCCGGTGATGATTTGCACGCCCACGCCGGCCGCCGCCGGCACCCATTTGTAGGGGTTGGCCATCAGCGGATCGTTCGGCCCTGGAATCCGGCTGACCCAGATGCGGATCTTGGCGTTGCCGGCGTCCTGCACCACCACCCTGGCGACGTCGAAAATGGGTTTGAGCGAAGCCGTGATTTCGGGTGTCGTGCCGTGGCCGTTGTTCAGGGCGATCTTCCAATACAGCAGCTTTCGGTACTCGGCATCGAGCAACCGGGTCGAGCCGGCCACCGACCGCTCGTTGGCTCGGCGCAGTCGCACTTCACCAAAGCCGCCGACGTTTGGTTGTCCGGCAAAGCCGAAGAACCGCACATAGATTGCGTCATCGATCATGCGAGGCAGTCCGACGATTTCACCGATGCCGTCGAGCTGCCGCCCCTCGGCCGTATCCAGCCAGCGCTGCTCGTACATGGCCAGCAAGGCGCCCTGCAGGCCGTCGGCCGGCTTCAGCAACGCCCTGACCAAGGCTTCAAGCCTCGGCTTGCCTTGGAACTGGCCCAGCCAATGGGACCAAGCGATGCCGGCATGGTCTTGCTGCAGTTCCATCAGGTCACCTTGATACGAGATTGGTCAAACACGGCCACCTGGGAATCCAGGATGTCGATGTTGGAAGTGGTGTAGTTGGCCTGCTGGGGGACGAACGTGGGATCGGTGGAATGGGCCAGCCGCAGGTCTACCGTGGCAATGCCTGGTGTACGGTAGATCGCGCCAAAGAGCCGCTGGCGGATCACGTCGTCCCCGATCGAGAAGCCTCCCCCCGCCGCGGCGAGACTTGCCGTGATCGCGTCGAATCCATCCGGCGGGAAAGCCTGTTCAGAGGGTGGCAGCAGCGTCACCGCGCACCACATCCAGACAAAGACCCGTTGGGGCCGGTCGAACTGGATGGGATGCCGGGCGCCTTGCTTGTCGGTCACAACGACGCGTGTCGCCCCATGAGTGTCGATGCCGCCCCCTTTGGTCCAGAAGATTGCCTGGGCGACTTCGTCGTCCAGACCGCCGTCCACGACCACATGGATGCAATGCGGCGGCCGGCCGGCCTCGTCAATATCATCGCTGGTGTTCTGGAACACACGTAGCGCCCGCACGCCAGGCACTTGATCCCGGATATTGGGCGCGAGACTTGGTAGCGTCGCGGCACCCAGACGGAACAAGCCGGTGGGATACCGCGCCCGCAGCGCGGCCGCATTCTCGGCCAGGCGGCCAGGAACTCCGGCCTGCATGTTCTCCACCGCATCCCAACCATCCACGGCCGTCACGATGCCATTCAACTCACCAGGCGCGGCCGCTTCTTCCGAAGGATCGGCCGAGACGGCCAGCGCCGGCGAGCCCAGGCGCACCAGGTCCAAGGTCGGCGACCAGTTGAAAGCGCGCGCCACCCGACCATCGGTTCGCAGGCGAATGGTCGCGCCGTCGCTGGAGACCGCGAGGCCGCTCGAAGCCAACGCGGCCACCAAGCCCGCCAGAATCGCCGGCAAGTTGGCGGGGATTCTGGAAACGTACGAATAGGCCTGACCGTCGACGACGACCTGGTACAGCGATGCAGGCGCCGCCATGGGCCGCAGCCACACGTCCGCCGCGGCAGTTTTGCGGATCTGCGTGTCGCCAGCGAGCGTCCACAGGTTCTGGCTGACGCGATGGCGCACCAAGGCGCCAGCGGGAACGGCTGTGCCCTCATCCCCATACAGGACGACATAGGCTCGCGCCCGCTGGTCAGGTTGACGCGTCACCCCGGTAAAGGCGACCGACCGATCCAGCGATACGCCGGTGGCCGAGCCGGGATACATCGACAGGTAAACGCCTTCCATCTGCTCCCAGAGGGCCGCCGCTCGCTCGGCGAAGGTGTCTATCAGCAGGCCGATGACACTGTCTGGCCGCGTTTCCACGGCGTCGTTTATGCCTGCCGCCCGCAACCGGGCGCGCAAGTCTTCGATGATTTCCTGCCGGATTTCAGGCAGGCGCATGCGGACGAACCCGTCCGGCGTGAGACCGTAGGCCATGGATTCCTCAAGAAATGGGTTCAGGGGCGATGCAGGTCGACTACCTGGGCAAGCAGGCCCGCCGATGTGTCGGCCTCGTAAGAGACGCGCAGAAGCCGCCGGCCGTGGTCGATTTCCAGCCCCAGACGGCGGACGCGGGACACGCCAGGCACGTCACCGATCCGGGCACGAAACGCAGCCTCGACCGCGGCCCGGTTGGGAGCTTTCATCAGCACTTCCTCGAAGTACGGCACGCCAAAGCTCGTATCGAGGAACCACTCGCCCAGAAAGGCCAGCAGCGTCACCTTGATCTGTTGCGCGACCTTGGCGGCGCCATCGATCAGCGAGGCGCGGCCGACAAGGTCCAGCGCCAAGTCATGGTCGTCGGACAGAGCAAGATCGATCGTCATCAGACAGGTTTCTCCGTCATTCCGCCCATGCCGTTGGGGTGCGCGTGCGTGGCTCCTACATCCTTGCCGTCATGGGTAAGGCGGCCGCCCTCGAACGCCACACCGCCGCGGACGGTCATCGATGCGCCGCCCTCGCCTCCTTCGCCGGACAGGCCCTGCGTGTACCGCAGCGGCCCGTTCACGGTCAGGGGCGTGTTGAAAGTCGTGTGGTCGGCCTGCACTGTCCAGGACGCCACCACAAAGCTCAGTGCGCCGGCGGGCGACAGCTTCATCGAGGCCTGGCCGTACTGAATGCTCAAGTTTTCGGTATCGGCCGCGGTCGCTCCCGGGCGCACCACGGGGCTGGCGAACGCATCCGACAGGTCGAACTGGCGGGGATCGTCGGGCGGCCCGTCGTCGCCGGCCAGCCAGTTTTCAATGGAACGGGCCGAAAACGATAGCGTGATGGGGTCGCCCGGCTTGAGCGGCACGGATATGAGCGCCTGCGCGCCGTTCACGTCCCCTGTGAACCACCTGACCGGCACCCGGACGATCTGGGGCGGTTTCAGGACTTCGCCATTGGCCAGGCGCTTGGCCAGAGCCGGCCGCGCGGTCACTGTGACGCCGTCATAGGACACGACTTCCCCCGGCAGGGTCGTATACACGTCTGCCAGTTCCGCGTCGATCAGGGCCCGTAGCCCTGCAATCGGGTTTTTCATGTCTTTCTCTTCTCTCGATGCGGCAGATACGGATCGACAAGCTGCAGCTCGGATTGCCAGTCGCCGCCGGCGCTGTCGCCGTAGTGACGCACCGCCTCCACCCGCTGGAAGGCCTGCACCGTGCGGCTCTCCAGCTTGACCAGGTCGCCAGGATTGATCGTAGGCAGCAGCAACGAGGTCACCCGCCAGCCGTCGCGTTGCTGGCGGGCGCTGACCAGGCGCACGTCGTCGTTTGTCTGGCCGTCGCGCACACGGGCTTTTTCCCTTGCCGCCTCGCGCGTGCGCTCCGGATAGCCGATCAGTCCTGTGTCAGCCGCCAGTACCACCGCCTTGCGACGGGTCGTCCCGCGCCGGCGCACGACCTGCAATTGCTGGTTCTGGATCGACCATTCCAGACCGGTGCCCTGCGTCACCTTGTGCAAGGCCGTACGGGCGGCGCCATAGAACGAAAACCCTTGCTGCCACCGGCGGTCGGGCACGTCGTCGGCCATCACCAACGGCAATCCCATCTGGCTCGCCACATCCCGGATGATGGCGCTGGCCTGCGCGCCCGGCCCCAGGCCAATCGAAACGGCCGTGTCCCGCACCTCGGTATAGCCATCCTTCACGGCCAGTTCCGTCACCACGTCCGGCGGCTCGTACCAGGTGTAGGCGTAAACCACGCTGCCCGACGCCATCAACAGCGGTCCGCCCTCTTCGGCATAGCCGGCGTACAGCACGCAGCGCAAGCCAGGTTCTTCCAGCGCCCGGCGAGTGTCTGCGGCCAGGTTGTAGATCCTGATCTTGTGGTCGTTGGGATCTTCCTGGGCGTCCTTGCTGACTTCGAAGGTGACCCGCATGGGCTGCCGGATCTCCAGCCCCTTCTGGTTAGGCTTGCCCACCAGGAGGCGGTACACGCGATCAAACCGCGCCATGAGCCACCTCAGCCGCCTCGACGTACACCAGCACCACCTTGCCGGCGGGCAGGGACTCCCGGTCGATTGCGTCGCGCCGGTCGGGCGCCAGCGCCACCAACACGCCGGCCGGCACCGCCAAGTGCCGATACAGAGGCAGCAACGGCATATCGGGGACAACGGCGATGCCGGCAACGATCACCTCGTTGTAGGCGTTCTCGATGGACAGCGTCCACCGTTCGGCCTCGCTGTTCCAGGACAGGCCCAGAAAGAACGTGACGCCGTCCAGTTCCACCTCGGTGAGGCTGTCATTGGCGTCCAGGATGGGTATCTGCAACATCGCTTCATTTCCCGAAGATGACCTGTTTGATCTTCCCGATGATCTGGCCGGTATCGCTCTTGAGCACCGACACTTCCTTGGGGGTCGCCTTGCCGGCGTTGGTCTTGGTGGCGCCCGCCTTGCCCTTCACGCCGCCCTTGACCTTCTCTGGCGGAATCACGGCCTGGCGCAGCGCGACCTTGCGGATCTTCCGGAAGTCCGCGCTGATACTGAACCGCTCGCCGTCCTCGTTGCTGCGGTCGATATCGCACCGCTCCATGACGAATCCGACATAGACATCCAGCCCCGTCACGACGGTCACAGGCAGCCGGTCTGCGTGGATCTTGCGCAGAGCCTCCTTGGCCCCGATCAGCTTGGAGCGACCGCCTCCGCCGTGCCCGCCAATGCGCGAAGCGATTGTCTTCATCCCGCCCAGCAACGAGGCCTCCGCCGCCGTCACCCAGCCTTCCACGGTCAGCAGCTCCGATTCCTGGACGACGTGGTCGGTCACCGGCGGGCCGTCCTCGACCGGGTACTCGGTCGCTCGGCTGTTGAGCGAAGTCCTCTCGCTGATCAGGGCGTCCAGGGGCAGCACGCCAATACTGCTGCCCCCGCCCCACCCGAACACCATCGACACGAAGCTCATCGCGGCTCCCCCTATCGTGCGGCTTCCACGCCCGTATGAAAATCCAGAAACTCTGCCAGGCGGTCAATGCTGCGCCGCTGGGTGTTGGCCAGACCGCGCGCGGTCGCACCGGCAACCGCCCCCGGGTCAGCGCCTGGCGCGTTGACCGTGGTCTCGTTGTGGATCTCTACGGTCATTGGGCCTCGCGCACCAGGCGCGCCAGCGCGGACCGCGGCACCGGCCGACACCAGCGGCACGCCCGCCCCGCTGGCTAAAGCCCGCCAGACATCCTTGTTGCCCAGCAGCTCCTTCGGCGCAGCCATGGCGGCCTTCTGGTCGTCGGTCAGCATGTCTCCCGGCAGCAGCCGCTCCAACCACTTCGCGGCCGCTTCGACCTTGTCGGTGATCCATTTCGTGATGGCGGCTCCGATCTCCCGGATCTTGGCGATCATGCGGCCGCCGATTTCCTCGAAGAACTTCCACAAGCCGTTGAAGGCATTGCGCCAATGCGCGATCGCGCCGTCCCAGTCCCCGGTGAACAGAGCAACGACGCCCTTCACCAGTTCCACCCAGAACGCCCACAATGCGTCGATGTACTCGAGGACCGGTTCGAAGAAGGTCCCTTTGGCTTTGCTCCGCAGCCAGGTCCAGGCGTCACCGAGCGCCTTGTTGATCTGGTCCCAGTATTTCCAGATCAGCCACAGCCCGCCAATGACGAGCGTCGCGATGCGACCCCACGGCGTCATCACGAAGGCACGCCAGAGCATCGGCACCACCCGCGTCGCCAGGAACACGAACACATTGCGGACCACGCCCAGGACCCACAACAGCCCTCGGAATATCTTCCACAGCCCGTAGACCATGATCAGAATCGTGCCGATCCCTTTGATCCACGGCCCGAGGTCCTGCTCAGCCCCGCCGAGCATGTCTTTGATCCGTATTAGGAACTTCTGAACCTTCTGGATCTCGTCCTTCCATTCCTCCACCGGACCGATCAGGTCGCCTAGCACCGAGTCGCCACCCCGATACCAAACACCAATGTCGTCCATCAGCAAGTAGATGGCATAAAGCAGCGCCGCGATGCGCAGCATCGGAACAAGCGTGCGGTTCCAGAGTGCGAGCATCCTACGGGCGCCGGCGGGACCGCGGCGTAGCGCCATGGCCGTATCCAGCCCGATCGCCGCGCGCGTGGCAGAGACCAGCGAACGGATGAGCCCGCCCGATTGCACCGTGGCTAGGCGAAGCCAAGCCCGCAGCTTCACCAAGCCCCAGGCGCCGCCGGTCAGGGCCAGCAGCCCAACCACCGTCTGAATGTGATCGGCCAGGAACTCAATGGCGCGGGTCACAGCCAACACCGCCTGGCGCCCGAGCCACGCCTGCCCCCAGAACCGTTGAAAGGCGTTGTTCCAGACCGTCATGGCATCCGCCATGGTCACCGGCATGTCCTGCGCCTCGATGCGCATCTTCACCAGTTGCGACTGAAGCGCCGGCAGGAACCTGTCGCTGGTGAGGCGGCCGGCCTTCACCTGCTCGAGTAGCTTGTCCGTGGTCAGGCCCAACCCATCCGCCAGCGCCACCTGCAGGCGAGGCGCCGCCCGCATCAGCGTGATGTACTGGTGCATAGCCAGCTTGCCCTGCATGATGGCGGTGGTCAGCGAGGCGATGACCGATTCCTGGTCCTGCGCCTTGGTGCTGGACAGCGCCATCCCCAGCGCCAGGCCTTCCGTCACGTCTACCGTGTCCTGGGTGCTTTTGCCCAGGTCGGCCATGGTGCGGCGGGTGCGGACGAACAGCTCGGCGTTGGACTCGTACGACTTGTAGGTCAGGCGGGCCACTCGGGCCAGTTGTCGGTCGACCTCCGCGTACTCCTGCGCTGAAGCGGTCGCCTGGCGCATGCGGGCCTCCATCTGGCCCCATGCATCGATGTCGCTGAAGATCCGCCGGACGACGGCCACGCCGAAGACCGTGCCGACGATCTTGCGCAGGCCCGAGAAGGCACCGGCCTGCTCCTTGATCACGCGCACGCCCTGCCATTGCGCGCGGGTCATGCGCTCCTGCGCCTGGCGGGCGTCCTGGATGCCCAGGCGAATGCCCTCCCAGGTGCCGATTCCGATTTCGCGAACCGTGTGCAATCCACCCCGAATGCGCGCGACCAAGCCATTGGACGCGGCAAGCAGTTGAGCAGGTTGGCCACCGCCCACGGCGCCTGCCCCCGCAGCCAAGGCTGACGGGCTCACACCGGCACGCCGCACACTATCCCGCATACGTTGCCCAGCGGCTGCGCTCACCTGCGCTACGGTGTCCTGGACGGTCTTGTATGCCTGCTGATAGCGCTGCAGGCCCGAATCGTCCACCTCGTACCGCAGGAGGGTAACCAGCTCGCGAACTACATTCATCGGTCTTTCCTATTGGCGTGGGCCTGTTGGGCTTCCTGCGCGTCCATCAGGGCATTCAGCTTCAGGATGTCCAGCAGGTCCACATGCCCCTGGCGCACGGCGTCGAGGCTGATGTGGCCGGCCAGGATCGGCCGCCAGATGATCAGCTCTCGCTCAAAGTCGGGGCGGAAGACGCCGACAGATTCCCCAGCTTCCCGCGGGCCAGACCAAAGCGGCTGGCCCAACGCGCCAAAGGGCCGGCGAAGTTGTGCATCAGGACGTGGTACATGAGCTCCAGGATTTCGGAGAAGTCCTGGAACGCCAGCCCGCGATGGGCGTCGGTGAGCTTTTGAGGCTCGCGGCCCTCGAGCTCGAAGCTGACGTTGTCCGGGCCGACCAGCAGCCCAAACCACTTCTGCAGCTCGTCGCCGCCCAGGCGGCTGGACAGGTGTCGCAGGGCTTGCATGACGGCCAGCTCGTCCCGCTCAGCACCAGCGGAGCCGTCGCCCGCCTGGCCACCCACGACGGCGCCAAACAGCGAACCGGCGGCTGGCAAGATTTCTTTCTGCAGGTCGCCCAACAGCTTGAGCTGGGTGGATGCGTCGAACTTGAGGATATGGAAGGTGGTGGTCCCAATGGGAACCGACAGCGTGCGGCTCATCAGCTATTGCCTCCGATGACGTTGATGGAAGGACCCGTTTCGATCACCCATTCACGGGTGCCGACCTTGGCGCCGTAGCCGGCTTCAGGGCTTTTGACGATCCAGGCGGAATCCGCGGCGTGCAACGACTTGCCCCGCAGGTCGGTCACGGCCACCGGCACGGCGCCGTCGCCGTCGGTCGCCTTGTCGGCCTGGTGCAAGGCCGACAGATGCGCGTTGCTGGCGCTGGTTTGCAACAGCGTCACGGTGATGCGCAGGCGCGTGTCGCGCGACATGGCGCGGGCCACCTCGCCATCGACGCCCGACACCGAGGTAATTCCCTCGCCGATCTCGGCCACGGTGACAAAGGTGTCTTCGGCCAGGCCGCTGAGCGCGATCGCGCCCAGCACCACCTTCACCCGGCTCGGTGCATAGGTTTTTACGGACATGCTCAGGTGCTCCGCTTAGATTTGTTGATAGGTCAGGTTGCCCTTGATGTCGGCAACATGAATGGCGCCGGCCAGGCGAGCGCTGAACTTGAGATCACGCAGGACGCGGTTGGCCTTGTCATTGGCGGGGATGTTCATCGACAACGGCGCAGAGATCACAAAGCCCGGGATGATCTTGCCGGCGGCGTCGACCTCGTCGGGCGCCACCAGGCCGCGAGCCTGCGCCAGCATCAGCGCCTTGCGCACGCCGGTCACCAGGACCTGGATGCCATCGTCGGTGAACGGCACCTTGCCGGGCGCGTTGACGAGCTGGGTGGCCACCTCGATCTTGACCTGCTCGGCCAGCCAGTCGCGGCCGCGGATGACGTCGATCCACTCGCCCGCGGCGACCTTGCCGCTCTGAGTCACGGCGAAGCTACGCATCTGCTCGAACGTGTTGGCGTTCTTGGCGTGCGCCGCCAGCGCCTGGCCCTCGGTCAGCCCGTCGTAGGTGATACCGGCAAGGCGCGCGTTGGCCCAGGTTTCGCCGCCCGGATAGAACGTGAAGCGGTTGGCCGCGACCGCCGCCTCCAGCGCCTCGCTGTCGGCCTTACCGTGAAACCAGACATGCGTGCGGAAATACTGCTTCTGCTGGCATTTCGAAGCCAGGTCGTCGGTGACGGCGGCGTCGAGGATGCCGGCCTGGGCGCTGGAAACGCCGAACAGCCGACCGTTGGATTCGACCCATTCGGCGGCATCCAGGATGTCGGCCTCCTTGCGGCTGGCCAGCGCGACGCCGTACCAGTCAGCGTTTTCCTTGCTGCAGGCGGCCAGGGCAGCGGTCGGCGTTTCCGAGCTGGTCGCGATACCCACTGACAGATTGCCCTTGACCGCGACTGCCACCGCGATGCCGGCGTCCTTTGCCGTAATGGAGATTTCCGAGCCGACCGAAGTCGGCGACACCGGCGCGCCGCCGGCGACGATGGCCTGCACCAAGCCCGTGGCGATGGTTGCCGGCGTGCTGTCGGCCAGGCCGGTGAACGTGGACGTTACCGACTGGACGTTGCCATCCTGACCTCGCCAGGACAACGTGATCGCATAGTCGCTGGCATTCGCCCGCATGACCGTGACGCGCGAGGTCTCTACATGGCGCCGGCCAACGAAGACTCGCGGCACGGTCGGGATCTGCTTGAAGGCGTCGCGCACGGCGATGTAAAGCGGATCGGCCTGGCTCAGGCCCAGCTCCAGCAGTTCAGCCGCCTCCGAGACAATTAGGATGCGGCCGACCGCCAGCGCGTGCGCGCCCAGCACCAGGATGTCCGAGAAATTCTGCTGCTTGATCGCGGTGGTGTTCAGGGAGATCGCCACATTGACGATCCGTTCAAGGTTTGCCATGCGTGGCTCCAGTAAAAAAGCCGCCAGCAAGGCGGCCAGGTGGCAAAGGGGAAGCGGCGGCGCTTACGTGGCGGGCGCGACCGATTCGATAACACTCACGGCCGCAAGGCTCGCGACGACATAGCGCACGCCAACCTCCAGCAGGGCGCGCTGCTCGTACCGCGCGCCCTCGCGCAACACTGGGATGTTCTGCAGGCGGCCTCGTTCAAAGACCGCCAGCCCAAGGGCTTCGGCGCGCTCCTCGAATTCGGGGTGCTGCAGGCGTAGCTGAAGCGCGTCCAGGCCGTCATAGGCACCAGCGCCGAACCCTTGCAACTCCACCGTGGCGTCATTGCGTTGAGATATCAACGCGTTGCCGTCCTCATTCACCTCGCCCTGCTCGGCCCGGCTGGCCTGCGCCCAGCGCACCGCCATGGCGATGTACGGCGGCGCCGGCCGTGTGCCGTTCTCGTTGGCAAAGATCACGGGGATGCCGGCGGCGGCCGCCTCGATCAGTTCGAAAATCGCGTCTTCCGGTGTCATGGTGGTCCTTTGAATGTGTGCGCCGATGGGACTATCGCGCCTGTGCTTGCACGCGCTGCGACTCGGCGCTGCCCTCTCCGGTGACCTGGATTGCCCGGCCGGCCCCGGGAGAGACCCTGCGGACGCTTAGCCCCGTCCGCGCCCGGTCCAGGTGGCCGGGGTGTTCTGGGAATCCTGTTTTTCCTGGTCGGCCAACAGCACGGCCAGGTAGCGGTAATGGGGAATGACGCCCGACTGCCAAGGCGCCACGCCCACCAGCAGGTATTCGCCCGCCAGTGGCCCCGCACCCCAGACCAGCCGATCGCCGCCGGTCCAGTCCTGGCCGGCCACGCTCAACAACTCGGACGTGTAGATCCGGACCGCCGCCCGTATGCGACGCCCTTCCGGCGTCGCCTGCAATTGCTCGTAGTCGCCCACCTTGGCCGGCTGCACCGAAGCGGAAATGGTTCTCTCAGGAGCAGGCTCGCCGTCGATCCAACGCCCGCGCTCCCGGCGGCCGGGCAACTGGCCTCGGATGACATGCGGTTTTCGGAAGCTCATGCCGCTACACCTTCTGATACCGCACAGCGTTCACCAGCAGCCCGTGGTCGATCAGAGGCACGTCGCTCCCCTTCCTGGCCACCGTCGATTCCGCGTTGGGCTTGGCCCATTCCTTGGAATGCTGGATGTGCGCCTTCTGGTGCTTTTCAGCGAACGTACCCAACTGATCCAGGGCCTGCTCCACGGTCAGGCTGCCGTCTTGGATGGCGCCCGCCATCCGCTCCATGGCCACACCCAGCACTTCGCCGTTCTTCTCGGCAAAGTCGCGGATAGCTGGCCGGGCGGGAATGTGCTCGGTGCCCAGCTCGTTCCAGATCGCGATATCGATCAGCTCGATCCCCGTCTTCGGGTCCCGGCCGGCGTCCCGCTCGAGGCCAAACTCGACGCCGCGCCCGTTGATGGCCTTGGCAAGACGTGCATGCGCCTCCAGCCCCTTGTCGATCGCCTTAACCGCCACGAGGAATGCGCCTTATGGTGGCCGCGCCAACCTTGCAGATGCGCGCCAGCCGCTGGTATCTGTCGTAGAAGCCCGCTGGATCCTCTGCGCCGGCCACACGGCCATAGACGCGCTGCAGGTCGCCTTCCTTCTCACTGACCAGGCCAGGCCGGGCCACCACGCCGTCGGCGTCCGCCGCGCGCTGTGCTTTGATGCCGTACAGCAGCCAGGCGGCGTACCAAAGCTGTGCCTCGTCCTGCAACTTGGCGGGCAGGCATGCCGGCCGGTAGTCGGCGGCCATGACCAGCGCCCGCTCCTTGTCCGGCGCTGGCAAGCCGGCCACCGCCGGCGCCAGGAAATCCAGATCGTCGATGGTGGCCGCCATGGTCACTGCCCCGCGCCGCCGGCGCTGCCCTTGAGGGCGGCGTACAGGCCGAGCAGTTCTGCCTTGTTGGCGGTGGCCGCATACTGCGCGCCCTGCTCATCGAGCCAGGCTTTCAGCTCGGCCACCGTGGACGGCTCCTTATCGGCTTTCCCGGCAGCGCCATGCTTGCCGCCACGGCCAGCCGGCACCGCGTCTTCGGCGAGCGGGTCCGTCTCGACCAGCAGCTCGCGGTCGATCAGGTCCTGGACGCCGCGGTCCTCGGGGTTGACCCACGCGGCGCGCGTCGGCGCGATCACGGTATGACCACCGATGTTGATGACCGCCTTGGTTCGGTTTTCGCAATACAGCATCAGATATCCCCCTTCGCCATCGACAGCGGGTAATACACGACCACCCCGCCGGCACGTGCCAGGCACGGCACGACGAGCTCAAGGCCGCGGGCCTGCGCCGCCAACTGGTTGAACGGCATCGGCAGCTCCATGGCGAGGTTTTCCTCGCTGTACTCGTAGGCCAGGATCAGATCCTTGCCGTTGGCGCCCGCCCCCTTGAACTCGGCGGCGCCGATGATCTGCAGGCCGGGATGCTTGTCCAGAAAGAACTGGCCCACGGTCTTGCCGTTCGAGTCCGGGACGCGGCGAGAAAAGATGCGGCTGCGCTGCTCGGTCGGCATGACGATGCGGGTGGGCGTATGCACGTCCTTGGACTGATTGGTCACCGCGTCATAGATCATGTCCAGGTCGGCCAGGATCTGGTCGGGGGTGGTCACCGGATTCAGCCAGTCGCCGTGCAGCCCCACCACCAGCGGCACGTTCGGGTGGTTCACCAGGCCGTACAGCCCGAACTTGCGATCGCCGATCAGCGCCATCTGGTTCAGCTTGATCTCGATCGCCTTGCGGGCCGCCATCGACTTGCGCGTGGGCAGGTCGCTGCGGTTGGCGGCGGCCGCCCGCAGTTCCATCACGCTGTAGCCGTAGGAGTCGCCGATGTTCTTGATCTGGGCGACCTTCTCTTCGCCCTTCACGTCGGCGCGTGGCAGGTCGTCGGCGTAGTTGGCGACGATCTTGGCCATACCGACCTCGTCGTACATGAAGTACGTGAAGGTCTCGGCCCACTCGGGCACCTCGGTGGAAATCGGCACCAGCGTCAGGCCCACCATGGGCGGCAGCTTCTTGTCGTAGGTCCGCGTCTTGACGTAGTCCAGCTGGCGAGCGCTGAAGAGACCTTCGTCCTCGCGCATGCCGGCCAGCGCCACGACGATCTTCTTCACGGCCGGCAGGTCGGCCTCGTCGTAATGCTCGTGTTTTTCCATGCTGATTCCCAATGAAAAAGACCCCTATGCGGGGCCTTGGGGGTGATTGCGGATGATGGCGGCTGGATCAGGGCGCCGCCGAGGCGGCAAACGGCGCCAGCAGTTCGATCAGGGCGATCTTGCCGCCGGACACCTCCACCGCCCCCGACCGGAAGACGGCGTTGGGCACACCGGTGGCGCCTCCATCGGAGACGGTGCCGTCAGCCGCGCAGCGGACCGGACCATCCTTGGTCACAGCGCCGCCGGCCGACACCTTGGCCCAGCCGCGGCGAACGCGCAGCACGCTTACCGCGTCAAACTCGCGGTAGCCCCCCTCGCGCGGGATGGTGTGCGTGTGCAGCGCCAGGCCGCGGATGCGAGAGCCCGGGCCGACGACGATGCGATCGTCGGTGGTGTCACCCACGATCACGCCGGGGGCAATGGCGCCCGCGGCCGCGTAGGTCTCGACATCGTCATAGCCCAGGTCTGCCTTCATGCCGGCGTAGGCCGGTTCCATGCGGTCATCGTAGATGGCGGGCATTATTCGCCTCCTTTCTTCAGGTTCGCCAGGTAAGCCGAGCGGGCCGCGCTGGCCGATTTGGGCGGCGGCACGCTATCGGAGCGCTGCTGCCGGGCGGCCGACGGGTCGCCGCCGGCCAGCTCGCGGCGCTGGGTCTCGACGGCATCCTGGCGGCTCTTGGCTTCGCCCACGGCCAGGTCGAACGCCGCCTCGATGTAGCCGTCGGACTTGTCGGCCAGATCGGCCGAGTCGCCGCGAACCGCCTTGATGACGCCCTCGCGCAGCGCGCGGTCGGTGCTGTCGGCCTTGAACGCCACCTTGTGCTCGGTGGCCATCGCTTCCAGCTTCACGCGGGCCAGGGCCGCGCCCTTGGCGTCCTGGTGGGCCTGCTCGATGCCCTGCTCCGCCTGGTCCGCCCGGGCCTTCTCGGCATCGGCGCGGGCCGCCTCGGCGTCCGCCTTGGAGGTGGCCGCTTTCAGGTCGGCCCGCAGGCGGTTGATCTCCTGTTCGACTTCGGGCGCGGCGTCATAGGACAGGCCGTTGTCGAGTCGGATCTTGACCGTGCTCATGTCATGTTCCTCATCGGTTTTAGTTACGGCGTCTGCCGCGTCTAGGTTCAAGCGCGCATTGCCTGCGCGCCCACGTCTCACCACGGCGAGGTGGTTGTATCGAATGTGCCGCTGGACGATGTCGTACGGCTCGCCTTGCGGCGATACCCCAGGGGTCTCGTCCAGCTCGAGCTCGTAGCCCAGCGACAACTCCTTGTTGCCGGCGTCCACGGGACCGGTATCGAAGATCTGGATGTCGCCGACCATGTTCTGGCCGTCCTGGCGCCCTGCGGACAAGGCCGTGCCGATCATGTGCTGGCGCACGTTCTGGGCGTTGACCTTGCCGGGGTGGCCGTCGGTGATCGGCTTTCCCCGCAGGCTGGCCAGGGAGTCGGCGTTGAACACCTCCTCGGGCGGCCGGTATTCCCGGCGCACACGGCCCGCGCCGTCCCGGTATTCGAAGACGCCGGTACGCGTCAGCACGGGCGTGTCGACCAGGTAGCCCTCGTCCGTGCGGGTCGCCTTCAGCGGCGCCCGGTCATATCGCATCACCATGGGATTTCCTTCAATGAACAATGAGGGCGTCCAGATCCTCGAGGGCCGGCAGGATCGCCTCGGCCCAGCAGCGGCAGCGGATGGGCTTGCCCGGGTGGCCGTCCTCCGGCGGATCGTCCCAGTTGAATTCCTGGCCCTCGCGGTCGACGTGCTCATCGCGCTCACGCTCATCCAGCACTCCCCGCCACCGGTACTTCTTGACGCCGATATTGGTTTGCCGGTACTCGGTCAGGTTGCCGTTCAGCTTGCCGATCTGGTCGCGGGCGATCAGTTCGGCGCGCTTGCGCGGCAGGTCATAGGTTTCCCGGATCTCGCGAGTCATGTCCCGCAGGGACGTGCCCCTATGGACGGCGGCAACCACCCGGCCGTGCAGCGAATCCAGGTATTGCTCCGGGATGGACTTGATCAGGCCGATGTTCTCGGCCTCCCAGGGACGCAGGATACGGGCCAGGGCCGGCTCGGCCTTGAACACGTCCACGCCGTAGGCGCGCCGCAGCATCCGGTGGTACTGCTCCTTGTTGTATCGCTCGACCCGTTGGGACACCAGCGACGCCAGGTTCTGCGCCTTGCCATCCGGCACGGCCGCCGCCTGCAGCGCTGCCATGAACGCTCGGCGCAGTGACTCGAACCAGCCGCCGTCGCCGGCGGGCGTGTTGCGCAGGTCATCCTCGCGCAGCACCCGCGGCAGCTCGGGTATCACATACCGCTCGACGGCCAGAACGGCGGCCTGCGCAGCGGTCCACAGCACCCGCGCGTAGTCCTGCTCGTCACCGAGCGGGTAGCGCCATTGCTTAGGTGGCCGCGGCGTACGACGTGGCCGTTTGGCCGTTTGCGTCGGGAACAAGGCCATAGAGCCCTTCCTGTTTCATGTAGCGCATCGCTTGGTCCTGGCTGAGTCCGTTGTCGACGGCGGCGCTCAGGGCGTCCATTTCGCGGGCCGAGGCTTCGGCGTTGGCCTTGCGAACGTCGGCTTCCTCTTTGGCCGTGGCCGGCTTGAGCGGCGGCCAGGTGATAGACCAGGCCTCGCCTTGCGCGGTACCGGTACCGGCCAATGACCGTTGCGCTCGGATCAACGACACCAGGCGCTCCAGCGCCGGGTTCAGTTTCACTTCCCGGCCCATAGCCACCGTGTTGTAGAACCCCTCGAGGTCTCCGTCGCCGGTGGCGTTCAGGCCGGCCGCTGACCGACCGAAAAGCACGCTCACCGGATAGCCGGCCTCAGCCGACACCGCAATTTGGAATTCGGCCAGCGTGTCCTTGATGCCGCCCATGTCGGAGCTGAGCACCTGGTAGTCGTCTTCCGCATCGACGGCCACGCCGTTCAGGGCGTTGCGGGCCGCGTCGACCATCTCCACGCGCTTTCGGACGACCGCCTCCATCTGAGTCTGGATGGCCTCGGCCAGGCCTCTCATCTTGTGCACGGCCTGCTGCTTCTTCTCCATCAGCCGAAGCGCCCAGGTCAACCCCTCGCCGTAGCGCCGGATCGCCCGAAACGCCCGCGCCGCGGCCGGCCGCCCTGCCCAGGGAATGCCCTTGCGGTTGAGCTGCGCCGGCAGCGGATCTCCCGGCACCTCGATCAGGCGGCTTTCGTGCACCAGGAACTCGGCCGAAGGCACGCCCGCCGCCTGCACGCGCACGCGGTAGATCTCGGGCATGCCGTAGTTGGCCTCTTTCGGGTTGGAATAACGCCTCTCGGTGGCCGAAACATCGTCCAGGGTGAAGACCTTGAGCTCCAGAAGCGTGTCCAGGGCGTCAAGGTTCAGCGGATCACGCAAGGCGCGCCCGTCCTTGGCGACGATCACGATCGCCCCGCCGCCGGTCAACCGCGCCCAGCGCCATGCATCAGCCAGCGCCGGCAGCGCCTTCAGCCGATCCAGCTCGTCCCGCACCCGGTCGTCGCCGGCGATGGTCACGCCGCGCGACACCGCGGTATCCGGGATCATGTCCACGACACGGGCCGGCAGACCGCCCTCGGCGTACATCGCCAGGTCGTCCAGCGTACCGAGGCCGCCGGGCAATGCGTCCAGCACGCCCGGCCCCAGCAGCGCCGACAGGTAGCCGTCTTGGTTCATCATGTACTTGCCAGCGCCATGAAGCGCCCTATGTCGCTGCCCGCCGTGGCGAGCATGTCGTTGATGGCATCGACCATGGGGTCGACCTGGTCGTCGTGAGCGTGGCTATCGTCAGCGGTGAAGGCCTCGCATTCCGCGATGAAGTCGTTCACCCACGGCGCCTCCTCGGGAATACACACCAGCCCCGCCTCGAGGTAGCTCTGGACGTCCATGAGCCGTATGAGCTTGTCCTTGTCCCGGGGAACGCCCTTGACGGGGATATGCCCGCCGGCGGCGATCTCCTGGACCAGCCCGGTACCGCTCGACTTGTCCTCGATGAGGAACTGCCGCAGCGGCGCCGACAGCTTCGGATTGAACGGCTTGTGCTTGGCCCAGAAGTCCAGCGCCCGCCGCTTGAGCTCCGGCGCCTGCCATTTGCCGCGCAGCAGATCCAGCAGGTACAGCTTGCCGTCGTCGCCCAGGCCCCAGCATTCGAAGACGCTGTAGTCGTTGCGTTCGGCCGTCTTCTGGGCGGTGTCGGCAAACACCTTGCGCGCCACGATCCGGGGCGGCACCGCGTACCGGCCGAACCAGGCGCCCTTGATCAGGTCACCGCCCAGCGGTGCCGGACGCTGCTGGTACTGCGCCGAAAACACGTACCGGCTGACGCGAGCGCCCTCCTGGTCCGTGCCGGCGCCGGCCTCCATGGCCAGCAGATCCGCCAGCGGCTCCTTGTAGGGCCAGTAGCTGAAGCGCCCCTTCTCGTCCCGGACGCTGCTGTCGACCTTGGCCTGCAGCTCGGCCGGCAGGCCTGCCACATACGCGTCGTCGATCAGCGCCGGGATGACTATCTGCTCCCAGTCGGGGCCGAGGTTGCCGGCCTCGATGAAGCCGGTCACGTCCTCCTGCGCCAGGCGCTGCATGATCACGATGATCGGCGTGTCGGGGTTGGCCCGACGGCTTTTCACCGTGGCGATCAGGTCGCGGTTCGCCTTGGCCCGGCGCGGCTTGCTGTAGGCGTCGCCGACCTTGAGCGGGTCGTCGATGACGATGGCGCCTTGCCACCCTTCCGCCATATGGCCGGCGCGAAAGCCGGTGATCTGGCCGCCGAGCGACACCGCGTACACGCCGCCGGCCTTGCGGCCGTCAACCTCGATGTTCCAGCGCTTCTTACTTTTCGCGTCCGCGGCGACCTTCAGCGGCCACAGCTCCTGGAACTCGTCGGACTGGACCAGCTCCTTGGCCGTCTGCGAGTTCAGCAGCGCCAGGTCGTCGGAATAGCTGATGTGCAGGAACCGGGCGCGCGGGTTCAAGGCCAGGCCACGGGCCATCAGGTTGATGGCGACCAGTTCAGTCTTCGACGAGCCCGGCGGCACGTTGATGACCAGGTTCTTGATGCGGCCGTCGATGACGTCCTGCACCTTCTGGGCGATCAGCTCGTGGTGCCAGTTGACCCGAAACTTGATGGCCTGGCGGTGCTTGAAGAAGTACCGGCTGAAAAACAGGTGATCCTGTTCGCACAGGGCCTTGGCCGTGGCTCGCAGGACGGCGGGGTCAGTACTCGCCTTGCAGCTTGGCGACGGCGGCGGCGACTTGTCTTTCATCCACCACCACCGTCTTCTGTTCTATCGGGCCGCCGCCAGCGCCCGTGTGCTCCCGCTTGTTCGTGAATGCGCCGCCTACCTCCTTGGCGGCCTGCTCCAGCACGCCGGCCGCGCCGACGACGTTGCCCCGGCTGATGTGCTTGTCGTAGATCCTGCCGAGCTGCCGCAGGCGAAATGCCTGGTCGGCGATGGGGATTTCGGCGATTTCCTTGCGGAAGCGCTGCCGGGTGTCGTGGAATAGCAGGACCCACTTCTTGGCCAGGTCTTTGCCTGCGACTTTGGTCGGGTCGTACTGCGCTACCTGCATGCGTGGCACGTCGAGGCCGAATTCGTCCTTGAACGCCTCCCCCACCTGGCTGGGGGTGTCCCAGCAGGCCAGGGCCTGGACGATGAACGTCTTTTGCTTGTCCGAGAGCTTTGCCATACGCAGTTTTCCCTCCTCGATTCGCCGAGCCAACTGGTCTACACGAAATGCGCTACCATCCCCAAACCGTTACATTTGGATAAAACATGGGCAACTCGCAAAGTAGATCGCTTCCAGTCGCGACTATCGCCTCTTCACAGGCGGCGGCTGCGCCGCCACATCGGAGCCTGTGGGCTACAGTCGCCCTCGTCTTCGGCGGTTTGGCGTCAGTTGTGGCCGTCGTTTCCGGGATAGCATTGGGAGGCATCTGGCTCTACAACAATGTTGTGGAGCACGGTCGCGAACTAGAAAAGGCCGATCAACTGGCTCGCGGCTTAACAGAACTACAGAGTGCCAAAGAACAACTCGCAACAGCACAGAATCAGATTCAGCAGGCACGCGCCGAACTCGGCCGATTACTCGCCGACAAAGATGCGTTGACCCAACAGCGCGATAGTTTGCGAGTCCAACTGGACGCGCAGCAAGCCGAAGTTCTCCGGCTTACTAGGCTGCTGGCTGCCAACGACAACTGCTCATTTGTGCATCGCCAGATCGAAGCCGCTCAAGAAGCCGTGGACAGCCACCACCCATGGGCCGGCACAACCCCAGACTACTTGCGAAAGCACCAAATTCTTCTGGACCGCTTGAAGGAGTATCAGAACCAATTGGGCCAATGCTCTGGCAGGCCTATCGCCGCACGTTAGAATGCCGCCTTCAAGCAGCACCCGCAGGCTCGCGCTATGCCCAACCGCGGCACAGCCGACGCAGAGCCGGCGGCCGCAGCCAGCCGGCGCACATCCGCCGACGGCCCATACCGGGCCACCACTCCCACGAATTCCTCGACGTCGTGCCCCACGATGCGCAGCTTCGGCCGGCCTTCCTTGTCGAACGCTGGCGCGCCGTAAGGATCAGGCGCATGCCCGATGTGGTACAGCTCATGCTCCACCAGCGCGCAGAATTCCGCATCGCTGCAGGCGGTGCAGTAGTCCGCTGCCAGGGTGATCAGGAAAGCCGGCACGCGGCCGAACCATTCGATCATCTGCTGCTCCTGGCGCACCTTCTGCCAGCCGCTGGCGCGAAACATGACCTGCTCGGCCAGGCCCAGCACCACGCGTCCGGCCTTCTGAAAGCCTGACGACGCCCAGAGGAACGCCAGGTCGGCGTCGACCAGGTGAGCATGGTCGCGATTATGCAAGGGGCCGTCCGTAGCAAGTATCATCCGTTCAACCCATTCCAACAGTTCGGGAGCGGGCGCCAACAAGCCCCCGGCGGCGTCCGCACGTACCAGCCACTCGGCGGGCGGCCTGGGTCGCTCCTGCCCCGCCAATCGTGCCCACGTTGTCTCCACGCAGCGTCTCCGCGATATTTCGGCTTGCCCTTCTCAGCTCGGCGCGTAACCACAGATCTTTCGTACCAGTTGTCCGAATGCAGGGCGCTTGTCGCCATTTGTGGGTGTACAAGTCAACGAGGTACTCATCCGCGAAGCGGCGCAGTTTGTCTGTCAACGCCATTTTTTATATATTCTCGTTACAAAATTGAACTCTCGGGGAGTAGCCTACGATGGAAAAGCAAGGACGCGGCCAGTTCGAATGGGTTTGGCTTACTGCCGCCGTCCTAATTCCGATTGTCGTTGGTATCGTGGCGATTGCGCTCTATCGCGCTCACTTTCCCGGACATTTTGCGGTGGATGATCAGGGTAAGTGGGGCACGTTCGGCGATTTCATAGGGGGCATACTTAACCCCGTCGTGGGAGTTGTCACCCTCGTACTGTTGGTGAGGACGCTGCTTTCTCAGCAAAAAGCCATCCAGCTCCAAAGCGAAGAGCTTCGATTGCAGCGAAGAGAGCTGGCCCTGCAGAGAGCGGAAACAGCCAAGTCCACGCAGGCCCTTGACGACCAATACACCGTCATGGTGCAGCAGAACACTGAACAATCCTTGTTCAACTGGCTTAATAGCTATAGAGCGCTCGTGCGTGAATTCACGTCGTCCAAACATCCGGGAAACGGAACAGCACTTTTGAAAGAAATTGTTGGTATGTTCTCTATGCGGTCAGTGTGCAGGCAACACCAGGAACTGAATTGGCCGTGGATTGGAACCATCAATGAATGGTACATCGATCAAGCGAAGAATGGCGACGAAGATCGCATCACCAATCTCATCGAATGCATGCGGCGCGCCAAGCATATATATGCCGATCAGTTCAGCATCCACGATGCCGAGCTAGGAGCGATGCTTAGAACCCTTTATCGCCTTCTTTCCTGGATAGAAAAATCACACCGCGATGACGTGGAGGCGCAATGGCACTATATGGCAATTGTTCGAGCTCAGCTATCGCAGCCCGAGCTAGTGTTGATGGCTTTCAATGGACTTACCAAGAATGGCGCTCGTCTGGCGGAGCTTGCAAACAAATTTGCCATTTTTGACAACCTGAACCTATCCGCTGATCTGCTATTGCTGTGCATTCGAGATTGCTATTCTACGGGCCGATTCCAGGATCTCGATTTAAACAATGTACTAGCACAATGGCCCTATCGCGCCGAAGCCTTTGACTCAGACTTGGCGCGTGCCAAGCTATTCCAAGCTGAGTCTCTTCCCCGCCCTTCTTAAGGAGCAAGAGTCCGCACGGATCGTCGCGCTTCCTGTCCAGAAATTATTAGACAGCGCTGCTGTTCCCAAAGAGTACGGACCGGAGCATGACGTCTGCCAGTCGGTGCCTATGCGGCCCGGCTGACGGTTCTTTCCGGCCCTGCTCTCTGGAAACAAGAAAGCCGCCACTAGGCGGCAATTTTGCAAACACTTCGATCGCTTACTCTTCAATTTTCCTAAGGGCGATCTCAGGGAAGTAGTATTCCGCAGGGGTGCCGTCGCGGAACCAGCACACCTTGACCTTCTTTGTATTGTCGATAACCTCAAGGATCGTCATGTACGGCGAATCGCCACCTTTGAGAACAACGACATCACCGGGACTCAGCGTCGACATTTCATCTCCTGAAAGTATGGATCCTCAGTATGCCTACAAATGCGACGACCAGCAACGACGGGATGCGGCTTTCAGCACGATACATTATTTTCTCCACAGGGTAACCCGGAAAAATTATCGTGCCCTACGTAATGTTCTCGCACTGAGACATGCGCCACTTCTCAGCCCTTGATTTCGGTGCGACTGGGACCGTTTTCCATGCGATCCAGTAATTTTGTGTTACCTTCACCCCTGTCTATATCTAGGCGGGACGGCCGCGGGTCGCTCACGGCCTCATTCCATGGGTCGGCTGTCGGTCGCGAAGTTGCTACCACACGGCAGTCGCCGTCTTTTTCATCATTCGTGGCCTCGGGCCACTAGGAGCAGCCATGCAAAAGCGGCTAATTTGCAAGATAGCCGGCATCTCGCACGAGTTTCCAATTGAGCCAGGTAAAGAGCCGCACAGCGATCTTGCGATGCGCCAACTGGCCTTAGAGCTTGCTGACGCCGTCATCGGTGATCGCGCGTGGAGCGCTCCCAAGCCCCCCCTCGAAGATCACGTCGCTGAGCGACTTGCACTCAACAAGATCAGCGACATACGCGTCGAGTAAAGCAAAACGCCCCAGGCTTTGGCCGGGGCGTTTCCTTAGATCGCATTTGCTACGAGTGTGGCGAAATTTTCGCTTTCTTGTCCGGCCAAGTCAAGTCATCGGGCTATTCACTTCGTCGCCGGCGTTCTCAAGCAACCCCGATTGGACATTCACTTCATCGCTTAACACCATCATGCTCACCCCGGGCTTCTTTTCGCAATGTGCCACGTCGTTACGCTCACTAGCGGAAGACGTTCAAAAAACTACGCCACCGCCAAAAATGGAAGTCACTTTGGCGTATTCCGATTTTTGCGAGTCTTTTCCCGAAGCTCAAACGGGGGACTTAGTCAGATGGGCTGGAAAAGGAACCGTAATTTACAGATTCGCCATTCGACATGGCCGCGAGCAGTCCTCCGTTTTGGAGCGATTCAACGACTGTAAGGCACGGGATAAAGACCAGGCGAGGCAGGCAGGAATCACACCAAGGGCATACTGTAGGGCAAATCAAGTATCCTCGACGCTCTATGTTGGTAGCTCCCGCAATCTGGAAAGCCGGTTACGACAACACTTTGGCTACCAAAGCAAAACCACATATTCGATGCAACTAACGCATTGGCTGCAACCAGGAGATATTGAACAGATCCATCTGTCAGTCTGGCACTGTGAAGGAATTCATGCCGTAGCGGTCCAGGCAATGGAGGATCATTTGTGGGATGTCGAGAGACCTATGCTGGGTAAAAGAGGGGGACGCTAGCCGCGCACCTCGCGAGCTGATTGCTGGACGATCGCGGCACCCACCATCGCCGGCGCCAAAGCATCTAGAGCTCTCTCCCTTTCCTGCATGGCCAGCCGTCGATAGGCCTGCAACACGTCGTGCAGCGTCGACTTCGGAACATCGAATCGATCCGACAGATCGCGAATCCGCGGCCGACCTCGCAGAATCCGGCAAACAAGCATATCGGTCACCAAGCGCTCCCGCCCCTGGGCGGAGGGGTTTAGCCACTCGGAGACGGCGCGAGCGCTTTCGGCGCCTTCCAGGCCCGTCCCATACTGAGCCCGCAAGATGTGGGAGCCCACGCTATCGCCAAGCGTTCGCTCCATCAGCTTGACGATGAACACGGCCTGGGCATGCCATTCATGCGGCGTCAGCCCTGACAGAGCCTTGCGCTCGTACTCCACATCGAACCGCTCGCGCAGGGCCTCGCAGACCAGCTGCGTCGGGTTCTTCGGCTCGATGGGCATGGCCAGCATCAGGTAGGCCACAGCAATCGCGTGCTCGGGGCACGAAAACGTTCCGGCTTCACGCGGCATTCTTTACTCCTTTCAAATTCTCCAGCTCACAGCCTGGCTGTATTGGCCGGGTATAGAAGACCAAGTCCCACATGCCCGGCTTGTCACCCGACAAACCCTCTTGCCGTGCAGGGTCGTCCAGTAGCGCTTTTGCCAGCACATTCATGCCAGGTCACTCACCAAATCCACGGCCCTGAACCAACTGCCAAGGCCCGCACCGGCCGATGCTCCCGCCGTGTCTCCACGCGGCTGTGGTGACGCACATTCGTCGCCAAGCACCCGCAGCATCAACGCACCGAGCGCCTGCGCGGTCACGTTCCCGCTGGCCGCATCCGCGAAGTCCTTACGGTTGTGCCGACGCAGCCAGGGAATCACGCTGTCAGGGACCGGCTGGCCAGGCAGTGCGGCCTTCAGGCGACCAGCCAGGATGAACAGGCTTCGGCGGTTGTGCATGCGAGCGGTGATGCCCGCCTGTTCCGCGTAGGCCGTACCGTGATGCAGATGGCAGTACCAGTCGGACACGCCCGTGGTGGTGTCGGCGATAGACCCGGCCAGCATGCAGCCCCTGACGCAGCACATGCCGTAGCCCTGGACGGGGTTCTGGTGGCGGGTCACCGCCGCGGAAGCTTCGGCGTAGCTCATGCGCCTCTCTCCTGCTCATCACGCCTGCTACGCAGCTCGGCGAAGATCCGGTCGCGGTAGCTGGCGTAGGTCTCGCCGCCCCGGGCGAACATGCCCAGCTCACGCCCGACGCGGTCCGTCGCCGCATCGGACTTCCACCACTCACCCCAATCCTTGCCCGTCTCGGTACGAGGCCCCGCCACGTTCGGCACGACGGGAGCGCGAGCTGTTCGCACGCGGTTTCGCCAGGTCGCCAGCCAGTCGAGCTTGCAGCCCTTCGCACCTGGCACGGCGGTCCAGTAATCGCGGAACTCGTCGGCCAGCACACGCACCTGCTCGGCAGACAGGTCGGGCCGCAGGTCAAGCGCCGCCTTGCCCCAGGACCTCGGCAGGACCCAGTCGGCAGGCAGGCGAGAGCCACGCTTCGTGGTGCTGACAGTGTTACGGCTTTTAGAGGTATTACCTACGAAGATAGGTATTACCTCTTTCTTATGTTTTATTTCTGTAGGGAAAACTGGTACTGCTTCCGGTTTACCCAGGTGTCCCAAATTTGGTACTGCTTCGGGGTAAGCGGTACCAGTTTTGGGACTGCTTCCCTCAAAATCATCGCAAGGTGTCCCAATTTCGGTACCGCTTAGCTGTCCCAAATCTGGTACTGCTTGGGCTTCGGAAGCTGTCCCGTTTTCGGTACCGCTTTGCTGATCCGAAGCTGTACCAGAATTGGTACTGCTTGCTGGTTCGCACAGCCGGAACACGACCACCGACTTGGTGGCCCCTGCCCGCTCGCCGCTATCGACCAGGAAACCTGCGTCGATCAGCCGGCGCAGATTGGCAAGTACCGTCTTGCGGTCTTGCCCAGTCTGCTGCGCGATCAGGGTGGTGGATGCAAATGCGCTCCATGGCGCTTGCTTGCCGTGCGCATAATGCGCCAGCACCACCAGGATGAACTTGGCTGGGGAATGGCAAACAGGCTGGGCCAATGCCCAAGCGACGGCTTGAGCGCTCATCTGTACCCCACAGGGACCGGGACGCGGTCGAAGCCTACAGCCCAGCCGTTTAGGTCCGGGTTTCGCCGCGACTTAAATAGAAAGCCCCGCAGATCGTGCTCAAAGGGAGGACGTCGTTCTGCGATCATGCTGACAATCTCCGGCGTGTCGAATACGATGCCCCGACCCACCAAGAAGGAAGAAAACCTCGATGAACGAATCGATTCGAAAATGGTTCGACTGGCGAGGCTGGACCGTGGCACTCAGCGCGGTAGCCATAGTGGTAACACTCGCTGCGATACTCTCGCCCCCATTTCGCGAGTTCATCGCCCACCCAACGACGGCTGCTTGGGCGGCGGCTATCGCGACATTCCTTGCTGCCGCCATCGCCCTGTTGGTCGCCAGCGGGGAAGCGCGTCGACGGAAGCGCGACCGAATCGCTATGGCGGCCCTCTATGCGGCACATCTGACGCCAAAGCTCCATCGCTTTGGGCAGAAGCTCCGCACCGTTAGCGCTGCCGCCCCTTTTTATGATGACGATGATCCAGCGCTGCCGCGCATGCATGAAGAGCTTGACGGCGTCGGCATTGACGTCAGCCTCGAACAATTGATGCACCTCGTTCCGCTGGAACGCCAGGCGGCGCACCGAATTGCTCGAGGACTTGCCATTGCAAATATGGCGCTGGAAGAAATCAGTCGCATTGCGGAGCCGAGAGCTCAGTCTCAGCACTATTCGCTGCAACTCGCAGGGCAGCTTTCCGCAGCGGCAGATCTCATCATTGTGGCTACCGAGACCTGCGAGCAACTCGCTGCAAAATTTGCTCGCGCCCCATCCGGCGAAGAACTGTATGGCGATCTTTGAATCAATGAAGGCGACTCTACCTCCCCCGGGATATGATTTGCGCTTCTTACTATCGTGCAGCACGTCATGAAAGTTACTCTCAAGCTGTTGCTTGCCATTATTGGAGTATTTGTCGTATCCCTGGCCCTTTTCTATGCGGTTTACGGCGCCTTCATCATCTTCAACAAGGGCCAGGTAATCACTTTTAATTTCGAGAAGAGCAGTGACCTCGCCTCCTGGATTCAGGCGGTCGGGTCGATAGGCGCAATTCTGGGCGCCTTCGTTATCGGCGAACGACAGGCAGCCAAGGCGCGTGAAAATGCCCTGGATGTCTACCAAGCGGAAAGGCGCAGAATTGATGCCGGTGCACGCGGAGTGGTCAATCAACTCTTTGTTGAACTTGTCTCTCTCGAAATGTCCGCCACCAGGCTTGATTACGACAATTTCTGCGCCTTGTGGCAATCCATGCTCAAGGGGACCAGCCAGGCCTCCGTGGACGCTTTCGATCATCTTCCGCTGCATGAACTTGGGACCGCAAGCAGAGTTCGTATAGGCTTCGAAATGCGGGGCACGCTGGTGCACTGCACCTCTGAAATATCGAACACGCTCGATGGCAGGTTTGATCCTCAAACTGATGGGCCGACTGATGCCAAGAGCGGAATTGAACTGAACAACCGACGACAGGGACATATCCGCACCAGCCTTAAGCTGGCACTGGAGCGACAAAAAAAACTTCGCGATGACTTCTACACGACGTATACGACGAATTAGCGTTTTCATAGCCCCGCCCACACACCGCCGGCGCGGTAGCGATCAGCCGCCCCCACATAGGAGAGGACGATCATTGGATGGCCAATTTGCGAAGCCCATGAATCACCCTCCCAATCGATGCCGGGTCACACCGCCGGAAATTTCCTTGATGCCCGTTGCGGTCGGGGTAACTTCGATCGGCTCTTGACCAGCCTGCAGCAGGAACCGAGGCGTAGCGTTCTGGCCCGTCTGACGCATGAAGTCGACTTCTACCTTTGCCGTGTTGATGATGGTCTGAGCGACCTCTGACACGGCCTTGGCACGGTCGACATCCATAGGCTTCTCCGGATCTCGCAGCGCGGCTAAGGTCGCAAACAGGTGGTCACGCAGCGCGTCGATGTTGGCCATTGATCTTCCTTTTGAGAGCGCCCTGTAGCTGAATGACTTCGACCAGCTCAGGTGGCAAGTTGTGAACGGAGTTGCGCAGCATCATTTCGCGCTTGGTTCGCAGTTCCAGGTTGTCTAGAGACACGTTGGTCTTGTCTCCGTCCTTGAAAGTCAGGGCGTGCGTTTTCGGAATCGGACCGAAGGCGCGCTCCCATTCGTAGCGGTGGACGTAGACCCACGTCTTGGGTTCGGCGATCTTGCGTTTGATGTAGCCATCGGCGTCTGGCACCTCGGTGCCCACCGGCACATGGTTGTGCGGCAGCATGCCCGCCTTAAATCGAGTTTCGTGGCCTCCCGTCGCGACGCCCTTCTTTCCCTTGTTCCACGGGGCATGCCCTTTCGGAAACTGGAACGCCGCACCGACGCGATCGCCGCGGCGAAGCCGGCAGGCCGCTTCGCTGGCCAGGTATGCGGAGGATTTGGCCAGGCCGAGTTTCCGCGCCTGTTGGTAGACCTGAGTCAGAGGTCGGTCCAACGCAGCAGCGATCACCGCCGTGGGCGCGTCTGGGTAGAACTTGCGCAACACGGCGCGCTCGATATCAGTCCATGGCCGCCGGACTTGACCTGGTGTCCCATTCATAACGGATCCACCTCGTTCGCCGAGACCTGGACGCCCAGCACAGCTATTTGCCGCGCCATGGCAGAGAGCGCGATCCGCTGGGCAGGATGCATTACTGCGTTACGACGCAACAAGGAGGCCAGTTCCAGCCCCTTAGAATGGGTGCTCTCACACGCCCCTACTTCGGGAAAGGAACTGACCATGGCTGGAAATTTGTTTGTTGTGCTGCACCGAGAGTCGGGCGCGGCAGAGGTGCTGGCCGAGCAGCGGTCGACAGAATTCGAGGGTCATCCCGCAGTGGAGTGTTCGCGCGTCGACTGGACCAATACTCAGTATCTCGGCCTAAGGCTGTCTCCCACGCCACTGCATCCCTCAAGGGATTACGAAGCTTGGGTGCCGCACCAATCGGTCGTGGCAGTGATGCAGGTACAGCCAGACGAAAGCCGACCGATTGGTTTCGTTCAACCGACGGCGATTGCAGGAGCGTGAGGAGCATCAAGCACAATGCCTCGGCCAGAGCCGTCTCACGCATGGCTGCCCCCGCTCGCGTCGGTATCTGGCGACTGGTCTTTGAACTTGCGCTCCCAGCCGATCACGAGGTAGCCAAATGGTCGGCTCCACTCCGTCACACCGGCTGGCGGGATCGAGCCAGGAATAATCTCGGCCAACTCATATGTGAATCTCCCTGCGGCATCGCCAACGGGGCGAAAGGTGGCATAACCAATGTGATTGCCGGCGCCGTCACGTAGGCGCATGCCCAAGAGCGTCGGCGCTTCAGGGCGCATTTTTGGCCCCTCCAGCACCAACCGAACGCCACCGCGGCCGGCAGGCTCGAGTAAGGCGTTGATATCGAGGTCAGCGTAGGTCCGGAATTCACGCATGGCAGGCTCCTTGCTGCGAATGGGCGCCCTGCCGCTTGCCCTTAAACTGGCTGCTCTTACGCAAACCGTTCTTAGGAAAGAAGCTGGGCCTGGAAGAAAATCTGCAAACGGATCCGTTCACGAGTTTGAAGATTCAGGTGGACGTCCTGTTCGGACTGCATGCGGCCCAAGATGCGGCGCTCATCGCGCTTTCCCGGATGCATCCGAGCCCTCAGACGCTGCTCGCCGAAATCGATCATCAGCGAGAAATCGCTCTAAGCCATCAGCTAGGCTCGGAGCATTCAGATCTCGCAGTGCTTGCACTGGACAATTACTCTGCAGCGCTGCGTGCAGCGATAGCGGAGTAGCAGTCCTTTTGTGCGGTTGACTCATCTCACGCCCTCCTTTCCGTCCCTTCGTTCTGCCCAAAGTTCGAATCATCGAGAAGGTCGGTAAAAGGTCGAATCCGCCCTACAAGACTCTGCTCGACAGGCTCTACAAGCCGACGTACGCCCTGCCAATCAAATCGATCACAAAGATCTTCGCAAGTCACAGCCCCGCCACTCATGTCCACAAGCTTGGCGCATCTGTCTGCTGGCACCTTGCCGTTGCGTATCCATCCGTAGACAGAACTTCTATTAATCTCGAAAGCGCGGGCAACACGAGATGCTCCTCCAGCCGCCTTGATGCCGAGCCATACGCGCCCCGTAGCCACAGAATTCATACCAAAATCGCCCAAATTTGTTAGGTATAACACAACATTATATGTAAGGCAAAACACAACAAGCAAGTGGTAGCCTTCCGGCATGTCCCTTGGTGAGCGCATCCGTGAACGTCGAACATCGAAACGCCTGACTTTGCAGCAGGTGGGGGAGGCGTTCGGCATCAACAGGGCTTCAGTCTCAGACTGGGAGCGGGATAAGACCAGACCCGACCTAGACCGCCTTGTCGAATTGGCTCGTCTACTAGGAACAACGACAGATTTCTTGTTGACAGGGCGCCCCCAAAATCAAGCCGTCGATGCGGGTTGGCCGTTTCAAGACATCGAGCCGGCTCGTTGGGCGCAATTGCCTGAGCGCGTCAAGGGCAGGATAGAAGGCCGAGCGCTTGCCCAGATTGAGGAATGGGAAGAAAGCAGCACCAAAAGCGCGATGCCTAAGACGGCCTAATTCCCCCCCTACACCCACCATATTTGCCGAAGGCAATGTTGTATTTGGAGTTCCGTTCGGGAAAAATTTATCGTGAATGTAACAAATAAATATAAAATAATTCTAAAAGATTCTCTTGGTCTGATTTTATTCCTTGCCCTCGGCCTCGTCTCTCCAACAAGGGCTGCTCCACCCTATGTGATGAGTCCCCTGGAAGCAAACATCCTCGCGTCCTTGGAAATTGACGAACGAGCCGTCTTTGCAGCGGGCGGCGACACCTACATAGGCGACTATCTTGGTGTCGTCCGCGCCACCGCTACGGAGGTCGCCAAGACCTACGCCAGCAATGAAGTGGCGGGAGACCAGGCTTACTACAAAAAGAGCGTCCTATTGAGAGGAGTAATCTCATCGGTCCGCAGCGGCCTAGGCAATACCCCCTACGTCGTGCTACACGCAGGCGCATATCGGCAGGTCCAAGCCAAGCTTGTAGAAGGCAGTGCCGAACGCGCGGCCCAACTAAGGATCGGGGAAAAACTCGCGCTCATGTGCCAGGGCGGAGGTTCAATCGCAGGCATCCCAATGTTCAAGGCCTGCCAATTCGCCGACACAGTAGGGAGCGAAGCCTGGCAACGGCTGGCGTCCGACATTCGAAGGATTTATGCGGGGGAAGTCGTGCGATCGGAGACTGCGATCACGCTTGCTGTCATCTTGCCCACGGTGGCATCGTTACTACCGAAGTCCACTTGTCGAACTCCGGGGCAGCACTGCCAGGAAAACGTGAGCCTGGTCTTGAGAGACCACGAGCGTCTGCTCACCGAGATGCAACGAGTCGCTATCAGGTTAAAGGGTACGGGGATCTCGTTGAAACCAGACTAGCGCGATCCCATTGCCAAGCCCCCCCCTCAAGGGGGCTTTTTTTCTATTCAGACCAATCACGGGGAATTTCCTTAGAAAAAGTTGCCTTGAGCTTGACTAAATGTTGTGTTTTACCTAACAATATTTGTAAGGTAAAACACAACAACCCTACCAATGTCCGCGCAAAGCAACTCCTATCGAGCCAACGCTGAGAACAGTCAGATTCACGATCAACTATGCAACCTATTCGCCGGCCGCCTCAAGACCGCCTTCGGCGAGCCTCTGGACTGGTGGGCCGAAACCTTCCAGTGCGACCTGGACACCGAAGCCCCCGGCCCCGTGTTGATGGCCATCCGCGAATGGCTCTGCCACCAGCCCGCCTCCGCGGAATTGCACGGCGAGTTTGCCAGGCAGACCCCTCTCTAACCCCCCACCCCGCCCCGGGTGCCGGGGCAAGGAGACCACCATGGAAGTTACCCAAACCGTCAGCGCATGGCTGACGCACAGCAGCCTGATCTCGCCCGACGAGATCACCGATCCGAACAAGGTCCGCCTCGGCGACCTGTCCTACACCAACCTGGACATGACCGAGTGCGGCTACACGCTGATCGGCAAGGCCCGCATCACCTTGGCGCTGCCTGACCGCGACCGACTGATCGATTCCAAGGTGGCGTCGATGCGCGCGGAAGTGAAGAAGCTCCGCGCCGAGGCCGAAGCGAAGGCCAGCCACATCGAAAACCAGATCAGCAACCTGCTGGCGATCGAGCTCAGCCCGGCGCCGGCATCTGAATCTGACCACTCCGAGGGGAACTGACATGTCCAACATGTCGATTCCTACCCCATGCGGCACAGCTGCGATCCTTCGTGTCTACAACGACGAGGAACGGCGCGCAGAACTGATGCAAGACCTCGGCGCCGACGTGCATCTGGCGCTGTGCCGGGATCAGTTGATCCACCGCGAATACGACTTCAGCCAGCGCGCCGCCGAAGCGCTCTACGCCGCGACCGAAGGCAACCAGCTCGCCGAGGACGCATTCGCGCTCGTGGTGCGCTCGGCCGTGGCCCGCGACCCGCTGGCTGTGGTGGGGCTTCTGTTCCGCCAGTGGCTTGACCTGGCAGTCCGTCAGTTGACCTCCAACCTCGCGGACCGCTGCGAAGACGGCCAGCGCGTGACCTTCGGGGCCCGCCAATGACCGCCCTGCTCCTTTTCATCCTGGGCGGCCTGTGCGCCGCTTATCCCCTGGGCCTGCTGGGGGACGCCTGGATGGCCTATCGGCGGAGGTCTGCATGATCCGCCGGCTGCGCAATCTCTGGCACCGCGCCCGCCTTTCCGGCCGTGACCTGGACTTCGCCGGCGTCGCCGCGATCTTCGCCGGCGCGGTGGTGCTGCTGGCCAGCGGCATGGTCGGCCCGACGCGGGATGCCCACTCCCCTACTCCTAACGCCCATGACGGGCGCCCGACGGCATACGCCGCGAAGGACTGATCGTGAACGCTATTTCTGAACCCATCGCCCTGGACCGCACACGCTTCCTCGGTGGTACCGACATGGCCGCGCTGTACGGCGTCAGCAAGTGGAAGACGCCCCTGCAGGTGTGGGCCGAAAAGACCCGTCGTGATGCCTATCGCGAAGACGATCCGGCCAAGACGAAGGTGCTCAACCGCGGCAAACGCCTTGAACCCGTCGTGGTGGCGATGCTGCGCGAGGACTACGGCCTGGACGTTGTCGCCGTGAACGAACGCTACACGCACTCCGACCACAGCTTCCTATCGGTCGAAATCGACTTCGAATGGCGCGTCACCGAGCAGGCTCTGGCGGCATTCCCCTGGCTCGCGCCGCTAGAGCTCGGCTCGATCCAGAACGGCGAGGTCAAGACCGTGCACCCCTTCGTCGCCCACGAGTGGGGTGACATGGGAACCGACGACGTGCCGATTCACTATGCGGCGCAGTCCATGACCGGGCTGGCCGTCACCGGCCGCGAGGTGTGCCTCTACGCCACGCTGGTGGGCGTGGACGACCTGACCTTCTACGCGGTGCGCCGCGATCAGGAAACGATCGACGCGATGGTCGCCAAGGCCGTGGACTTCTGGACCAACCACGTTCTGACCGATATCCCGCCCGATCCTGAAACGTTCGACGACCTGAAGTTTCTCTACGCCCGCGACAACGGCCAAGCGATCGAGGCAACCGACGAGATCCTCGCCCAGCTCGCCGAGTTTCGCGAGCTCAGCGACCAGGCCAAGCACATCGAGGAACGCCGCGACGAGCTCAAGTTCGGCATCCAGACGTTCATGGAGCCCAACGCCATTCTGACGGCCAAGGGCGAGCCGGTGGCGACCTGGAAAAGCCAGTCCGCCAACCGCCTGGACGGCAAGGCGCTGGCCCAGGCCCACCCCGATATCGCCGCCGCCTACCGCACCACCTCCGAAACCCGAGTCTTCCGCCTGAAAGGAGCGAAGAAATGAGCGCATCCAAATTGAAAGCCGTGGCCACCGGCCAAGCACAGACCCAGCAACTGGCCAGCATGAAGCCGAAGGACCAGATCGCCCACCTGCTGGAAAAGCGCAAGGGCGAGATCCAGAAGATGCTGCCCAAGCACCTTTCCGCCGACCGCCTGCTCAAGGTCGCGCAGATCGCCGCCACCACCACACCGGCCCTGGCTGAATGCGACATCCCGTCGCTGGTGGGTGCCATCGGTCAGTGCGCGCAGATGGGGTTGGAGCCCAACACCGTTCTGGGCCATGCCTACCTCGTGCCCTTCAACACCAAGCGCAAGGACGCCGGCGGCAACGAGCGCTGGGTGAAGTCGGTGCAGGTGATCGTTGGCTACAAGGGCCTGATCGACCTGGCTCGCCGCTCCGGACAGATCGTGAGCATCGCCGCCCACGAGGTCTGCGAGAACGACACGTTCGACCTGGTCTATGGCCTGGACGAGAAACTGGAACACCGGCCGGCCATGGGTGAACGTGGCGCTGTCACCGGCTTCTATGCCGTCGCGAAGCTCGTAGGCGGCGGCCACGCCTTCGAATTCATGAGCCTGTACCAGATTGACCAGATCAAGGCGGCAACGCAGAGCAAGGGCGCCTATGGCCCCTGGAAGGACAACTTCGTGGAGATGGGCCGCAAGACCGTGATTCGCCGGCTGGCCAAGTACCTGCCGCTGTCCATCGAGTTCCAGAAGGCGACGGCCCTGGACGAGATGGCCAGCAGCGGCCGCGACCAGCACCTGGACGACAACACGCTCGACGGCGATTTCATCTTCGCCCAGCCCGAGCCTGGGGTCGACCAGGCAGGGGAAGGCGCCAGCGTGCAGCAACAGCTTGCCTATGACCCGGCCCCCGTGCTGGCGCAGATCACGAGCGCCACAAACATCGACGCCCTGGACCTGGTCGCCGACGGCTTCCGCGACGCACCGGACGAGCACTACGACGCGCTCAAGAAGGCCTACGACGCCCGCCGAGCGGCGCTGGATTCGGCCGCTTAACCGTTCTCCCTGGGCGGCGCCTCACCAAATGGAGGCAACCCCTGGCGCCGTCCGCCCCATTACCCAGCTATCTCAAAACCCATAGGTGAACACATGGGAGCATTTTGCGTATACGGAATGACTGAGCAGCTCGCGAAGAAAGCCGCCGAGCGGGCTTGGCAAAAATATAAGGAATCCATGACCGCGGATGTTCGCGCATGCCTGCGGCCATCCGACCAGGCCGACTGGATCAAGGTCAAAACCGAGTACCACCTGGCCAAGGGCAATCCTGTCCAGCTATCGGCACCGTTCGACGCACCGCAGTTCGCCCGCGAGTTCATCAAACTCGCCGCGGCCACCGGCCGGACCTCCCGGCTGTGCATCATGCAGCGCGGCCCGACGCTCGATAAGCACGGAGCGCCCCGCATCAGCAAGGCCACCAAGCGCCCGATGATCACCTGGGTTCCCTATACGCGATAGCGCACACGACGCATCACCTACCCCTATCGGAGCCTACATGGCCAAGAAATCCAAAGACGTGTACGGCGCGGACGGCCAGAGCAACCTGCTCACTTTCGATCCCGCCAAGCTGACCCTCGTCACAGACGAATCCAGCCCCCTCTATGACAAGCGCGTGCATCTGCCCGTGAACGAGGCGCTGGCCCGCAACATCGACTATCAGGGCGTGCTCGAGCCCGTAGCGGTTTCCAAGAACCCCGAAACGGGCGACACAGAGGTCGTGTTCGGCCGGCAGCGTGTGAAAGCCGCCGTGCTCGCGAACAAGTGGCGCCGAGAACGCGGTATGCCGGAGCGACTGATTCCTGGCATCGTCTACACGGGCAAGCGCGAGAACGCGCTGGACGCGATCGTCAGCGAGAACGAAGCCCGCACCGCCGATACGCCGCTGGGTCGCGCCGAGAAAATGCGCCAACACCTTGCCTTGGGCAAGGGTGAAGATCAGATTGCGGTCATCTACAACTGCTCAGTCGCCACCGTCCGCGACACCCTGGCGCTGCTGGATAGCCCCAAGGCCGTGCAGAGCGCCGTGGAGGCGGGTCAGATCACCCTCACCCATGCCAAGGCACTGGTGAAGCTCAAACCCGATGAACAGCGCGCCAAGGTGGCCGAACTGGTGCGGGCCGGCCAGGGCGCCAAGCCTCACGAGCGCAGCCGCAAGCAGGCCGCTGTGATGGGTGAACGCCCTCGCGTGAAATCCCGCAAGCAGATCCTGGCAGCGCTGGAACAGGCCCAAGGCGACTATGCCGCCGCCCTGCGTTGGGTACTGGGCGAGGACCAAGGTGCCACTGAATGAACGCCAAATGCCAACGCGTAACCAAGCTACCCCGCAAACACCGCAGCGAACTTTCGATTCTCTTCGGCCCGCTCGTCTGGATCGGTCCAGCATTTTCCGCAGGCGCCGAGATAGCTGGTCACCCCAAAAGCATCCAGCGCTTCACGGCTGCTGAACCTCTTCCAGTTCTCAGGCTTCCGTTCATGCGTTCCACAGCGGCCGACTTCATGCACGGTGTAGCTGCCCTTCGGGTCACCTTTATCAGTCCGCCGAACGTTGACGCGATAGCTCTCTTTTTTCATTGCAAAACTCCGCACGCGGGAAATGGCATTGCGGAATCGTATCTCAACAAGGTATCGAGATGAGCAGCCAGCACGCCAGCCTGGCCGGCTCGCTACCCAGCGAACGGCCGCTCCCCAAGACTCGATTGGAAGCGAAGCAAATACCCATCCGGATCTTGAACCAAGAACTGGCGCACCCCGACTTCAACAGCATCCCGGCGGTACCACTTTTCTTCGGGTTGCATGAAGAGCGGCCATGCGGCTTGCGCCAGATTATCAAGAAGCGGACTCAATTCAGGCACCTCAATCTCGAAATTCACCCCTCTACCCAAGGGTGCTTTGAGGGGCCCGGTGATCCACTTCCTGCCATCTCCGAGCTCCTCAAGCATGACCTGCGAGCCGTTGAGGTCCAAATATACGAAGCCCTCTTCATCTCGACTATAGGCAATGGAAAAACCACAGAGATCTACCCAAAACCTTTTACTCGCCGCCATGTTGCTGATGATCAATTCCGGCACAAGTTTCGCACGACGAAATTCCAAGTTCAGCCCCTTCGAAAGCAGTTGAGATATCTGCTCGCATCATACCCGCGCGATCGACAGGGCGATGAAATGACCGGCTCAAACACGAGAGTCCAGGCAGCACAACGGCGCCAGCGCCTCAGATGCTATCCCTGGTCGTGGGCCGTGGAGTTTAGGAGGACCCGATAAATGTCGGAAGTTCAACCGCGATTCATACGAATGGGAAAAGCGCCCGCCTACCTCGGTATGTGCCGCAGGGTGTTCAACCAGGACGCACGCCCTTTTTTGCGTGAAATCACCATCGGAAAACAAGGAATCGCCTTCGACCGCGTAGAACTCGATCGCTTCGCCGACGAGTATGCGGAGCGCATGGCAATTGACAAGGCAGCACCTGCAGGCAACGATAGCCTTCGCAGCGAGCGCCGCCATAGCAATGGAGCATCAAGCTTATGGGGCAAAAAACAATCACCGGCCTCACGCTCAAAGACGGCCTCTGGCACATCGACAAAGTCGTCCACGGGGTTGGCCGAATTCGAGGCAGCACTGGCACAAGCACGCGCGCAGACGCGGAGCAATTCCTCCTCTCGCGCATCGCCGAAGCCCAGGCGGCCCAAGCCGCGAAACGCAACGGCCGCCGCACCTTCCGCGAAGCCGCGACCCGCTATTTGAAGGAATATGCGCAGCAGCCATCAATTTGGCATACCGGCATCTATCTCAAGCAGCTCGATCCGTACATCGGTGAACTGTACCTGGATGAAGTGGACGACGAAGCCCTGCAGCCCTATATCGAGGACCGGCTGGAATTGGGCCGGGCGCCGCGGACGATCAATATCGCGCTGCAGCGCGTCGTGAGGGTCCTCAACGTCTGCGCCCGGAAATGGCGCGACGAGGACCGCAGACCTTGGCTATCGGTTGTACCCATGATCGAAATGCTCAGTGAAAAATCGCGCCGGCAGCCCTACCCCTTGTCGTGGGAGGAACAGGCCATGCTGTTCAAGGAGCTACCCGAGCACCTTCAGGCCATGGCCTTATACAAGGTGAATACCGGGTGCCGCGAGCAGGAAGTCTGCAAACTGCGATGGGAGTGGGAAATCAAGGTGCCCGAGCTGGAAACCAGCGTCTTTCTGATCCCCGCTGATTTTGGCGGGCGATTCGAAGATTCAGGCGTCAAGAACGGCGAGGAACGCCTGGTGGTGCTGAACGACGTGGCCAGGTCAATCATTCGTAAGCAGCGCGGCCTGGATCCCGAATGGGTGTTTCCCTACGAGGGCCGCGCGCTGCACAGGATGAACGACACGGCCTGGCGCAGTGCACGCAAGCGCGCCGCGGAAAACTGGAAGACGTCGCACGGCGTCCCAGCGCATCCAGGCTTTGGACGTGTCCGCGTGCATGATCTGAAACACACTTTCGGGCGACGACTGCGTGCGGCTGACGTGCCGGAGGAGGATCGCAAGGCACTGCTGGGCCACACCGATGGAAGTATCACTTCGCACTACTCGGCGGCCGAGCTGACCAAGCTGATCGAGTATGCAAATCGCATCGCGGCAACCGACACGCGCAGTCCGGCGTTGACGGTACTCAAGCGAGGGGCGGCTTTTACGGGGAAGTCCCCGCAAAAGTCCCCAAAATGA